AACAAGTTCAATTTTACCAACTGCACCAAATCTGCTGTCAGCATACAGAATAGTATCGTTGCCGTCTTTAAGAGCAGTAACACTATATGCTAGGAATTGCTCTGTTAGATCAGCAAGATCATCTTGCGGTATAATAACTTTAGCAAGTCCTTTCATACTAGGAATAGGTGTAACAGGATATGGACTATTAGGCAATGCATTGCCACTGGCGTCCATAACATTTAATTCTATATTAGATAGTATTGATAAATCAATACGCTTTTGATCGGCATTCTTAATGTCAAACTCAACGACATTATCTATACCATTATATATTTTTAGATTTCTCTGATACACGTTTGTATACTCCGTAGTAAAGCCAGCCAGATCGGCTAATAGTTCAATCCTATTTGGGTATAAATAACTTGAAATTTTTTGCATCTGGCAGGACCTTTAATACTATATTTATGGCAAAACTAAGAGACAACATAGAACAAAATCTACCCTTTATCAGCGTGTTAAATTACGGTGAAAACGAATACGTGGGCATTATAATCAATCAAGACCAGTTTGTAACTAGTTTCTATGATCTCAATGCTATACGCACTCCTGAAGAACGCACAATATTTTTAGAAGTAGGCGAAACTTGGTGGTGGGAATCAAACCGTCAATTTCCAATTAATATTTTTTGTAGAGAACAAATTCAACCATTCCACTACGCTGTTAAAACATTTAACAGTAAAGATGTGCGTGTTATTTTAGGGCCGGTTGTTAACCTAATGAATTTAACCCTAAAACGTGTAAAACGTAAATCAGTACAGCTAGTACGTAGAACTCGTTAACTGTAACCGTAACTGATACCTTCGCAAATTAAGTTCATCTGCACCACTACTACATGTGCATAAGCAATGGCATGTGCTTTTTTAAAGTAGTACTCGTCATTTTCGGGTTTCGTCCACACTTCTGTCATCACCGTAGTCCATTCTTTCCCAATCAGATAACGTTTGGCTGGTCTTATCATCGCTAGTACTGCGGCCAATTCTTCTATAGACTTTGGTGCCATTTGCCTTAGAATAGACCCATGCCCATTCACATGGAACAGCAAGTTCACGAAATCGTCCTGTAACAGTAAATCCCATAGTGGTTCAGTCTCCATTAGTTGTAGTAAATGTTTTCTGTCTTTCATACCTTCATAGACTCCCACGTTTAAGAAATCTATTTTAAAGTAACCTCTATCTTCTGCTTGTTTGTAATCTATTGTACTTAGTCCAGTAATTGGATTGTACGGCATAGACGTACAATATATTCCAGTATTATGTTTTTTAAAAGTTCCATTATCATCAATAGATGCGACAACGTGCTTAAATTTTTCAAGTGCTAACGTTCTATCTGCAAAATCAATATCAATATCTGGCATTATATAGTACTCTCTTTAACCACTTGTTTTACTAATTCAACATCCGCAGGTAATTTTCTAAATTTACTCAACCAAAATTGTAAATCAATAATATTACTTATTGCTGATAATTGATCATCGCCCATCTTTTTTAGCATATCTTTTCCGTTAGCCGAATTTAATATTAGCCACGGACTAATTTTACCATCCTTAATATCATATGTTGCACGACTTAAACTAACATATAAGAAGTAATGATTCCACAACGCATTATTAGCTTCACCCCAGTTTTGCATGTGAACAATGCTACGCTCTAATGCAACTTCTACAGGTTCAGTTTTAATTAAATGCAACACATAAGTTTCATATAACTCTTCACGACACCAATGATCTAGTTTAACACCTGACTTTACTACATAGTCAATGAATTTATCTGGGTAGAGAGGATTGACATTGCTAACAAAGCTGCCAAACTTAACAAAAGCATTATAATAAGGACTTCTAGCAAACTCTTCATACGTTTTATCACCTTTAGCATTTTGACTAATTTTATAAAATTTATTATAAGTGTCATAGCCTAATACTACATGGCGTTCTGTTTTAGCCAACGCCCTGCGTTTTTGTTCGCAAACATGTACAATAAGAGTTTTTTCCTGTATAAACCCTTTCTTACAATACTGACAAATAAACGGTTGGCTAACTAATGCTATCATTTTAATTTCTTAGCAATGGTAGCTTCGTCCATGCCGTGCTTACGTGCAAGTTCTTTTATTTCTTTATCAGTTACCATTGCAGAAAGCAATTCAATCTCGTCCATTTTTTTATTAGGATAAATTTCTGCAAGGAACTTTGTTTTTTTGCTATTACTGCCAGTTTTCTTTTTAGCGCCAATCCATTCGTGAAATACTTTCTTTTGTCCATTGTAACTACACATACACAATAACAACCATAACAACTTAGGATGCTTTTGCAATTCATTCCAATGTTTATTAAAGTATTCGTTAACTGCAAGAACATAGTGCTCTTGCACTTCTCGTTTTTCACCCTTGGCACTACTAATGTATCTGTTAAGGATAAAGAATTCTTGCTTAAGACTTTTTTGTTGATCGGCATCCATAGCATCCCATAACTCACGGACGTTTTCGTCAACCGCTTGAATCTTTTCTTTTAGTTCAATTTTTTCACTCATTGGATGGTAATAGCTCATCTTTAGGTCTAAGAATAGCATCGAATGCCATAACAGTTCGATATCCAGTACCTTTCCACGGATAGACTGTATGTGGCAACGTGCTTGGAAAAACAATTAAAGTTCCTGATTTAGCACTATATTTCCAAGTGTCAGTCATTACAAATTTTGTAACATCTTTACTATTTGGGAGCCTAAATAATACTTGTCCATCGCTTGGATTTCCTTCTGGATCAAAGTCTGGAACATCAATATACATATTACCACTGATGTTGCCGCCTGGATGACTATGCATCTCTTGATATTGATCTTGCCATTGGCGAATAGTCCATATACTAGTAATTACAGGTTTACAATACTTTAATTCTTCTGTATTTGATTGCGCAGTAATTAACTCCATGTATCCTAAGCATACTTTTTCAAGATACTCTATAAGCCAGGATACATCAAGATCTAAATTAGTAGGATATACCTGTATTTGTTGTCCTCCCCGTACACTAATCAATGGATTGCCAGCATCATTTATAGTTGCTAACTCTGGATGTCCGTGTAATGCTTCTGCCAAATTATAAATTTTACTAAACATTATTGGTGGGATGTCGTCTATAGCTACAACGATCGGTTGGAAATATGCTACCTTAATTGTCATACTTTATCCTTACTTAATTTGTATATCATTATAGCACGATCTAATGCTTTTTGTAAAGTCACATTGGTACGTGCTTCTCTCCGAATTTCGCCCCACATCTGATCTTCCATTATGTGATCATGTAACGGTCTTCCGTCTTTAGTACGTGGATCAAAGTTTGGATCTTCTTTATCGTAGTCCCATCCTGCTACTTCCCTAGTGCTAGGATCTGCTCCAAATTCTCGAGTGTAAACCACATTGCCTACTCGTTCATGTATAAGTGGTATGCCCGGTTTAAGATTACCCATATCACTTCCTTGGTATAAAATTAATATTGGCAACAACTCTAGGGTGTGGGGTAGTTGGGCAATTGCCTGAATGATGTAAATTGCCGTCAAACACTACTAGTCTTCCTCGCTTTGGACTAATTCGTTGCCTTTCAATTAGTCGGTTGCCAACTTGAGTAAAGATAACAGTATCACCGTCACTGTCATTAAAATAGTAAATGCAGGTAATTAAATTCTTCACTGGGGGAGTAAAATCGACATGTGCCGGCCCATACGAATTTTTTGGGCGAGTTGGATCTATTGTAGTCATATTAACCTTGATACGGAGTAGTCCTTCAATCTCTACAGGTATTGCAGATAATAGTGATACAAATAACGGAAAAGAGGGTTTAACTATATTATCCGGAGAATGGTATACAAGATGTACAAATTGTTTATAGTCAACTGCTTCTGACGCGGGAGCAACATCTTCTGGAGCATATTCTTTAAGATCTGCAACATAACTCCACGGAATAGACGGTCCTAAAAAAATACTTTCTAGTTCTTCTTGCAGAGATGTTGAGAGGGCATCGTCAATAATAAGAATTTCGTTTTGCATATTATAATATTTTATCCAGTTGTATAATTTCACTTTGTCGGCTAATTTCTTTGACAAAATAAGCACAATTTGGTTTGTCTCCGAACCTAGTAGGAACTGCTAATAGTTGTCCGTTTTTCATCTTTGGAAAATACCATTTAACATCGTTATAAAAATTTACAATTTCAATCTTCTTAAACTCCACTCTGAACGAGCTTAACGGATTAAAAATTAATGCTTCGAATCCTCTATCGTTTAAACTAGTTAACGGTAATATTTCAATATCGTTAGCACTTGAACTATCACCAACTGCAATGCACCAATCAATAGGCATAGTTACTTCGTCTTCACCAATACGTAATACCATTGCTGGCGCATTAAAACTTTCTAGGAAAATTAAAGGCATAAAAAAGAAATCGGGTTCTTTTGGATCACTGTTATCTAATACAGCAAATCTCGTGTTTTCATCTACCTCGTCGGGTAAATTGTTTAATGAGAATGTTTGATTCTCTAATGTTAAAATTTGCATATTACTTTCCATTTAAAATGTTTCTTCTTTGTTGATACTGTGCATGTTTAGCAAGTGAAAAATCCCACTGCGCAATCTTCTTAGTGTATATTTCTGGTGTGATTACAGCGACTTTTAATTCCCACTCTCTGTCAGTAAGTGGGACTAGCTGTGCCAGTGGGGTTCCCGCTTTTATTGAAATTGTCTTTGATTCTTTTGGTAATTCAGCCAGGGTAAGAACATTAGCCATTGATTGATGTTTAAACTCAGTTATTCCGGGAACTAACGACAATTCTTGTGGAGTCTTTTGCCACAAAACTGGCTGTACCCATAACCAGTCTATTGGTTCTGAACACCAGAATACCCAGGGACTATTGAATTTTAAATTAATGTGATTTGGCCAAGCGCCGTGTGCTTGAAAGTCGATAGGATGAGAACCTAACGGTGCATTACCTAATGGCGGCATACCGCATGACATATCGGTCATGCCCTGTGGGCCAAGTGTAATACTATAATCAGCCCACGCAGGAATAATAATTCCTTTTGAAAATAAATCTCTTATACCAGGACAGTGTTTAGTAGTCAATCCTTCGTCTGTTTTTGCTGGCAAATTTTGAAACCATTTTGGAATAGCATCCTCAGTTCTTACTGGAGGAAATAACTCCGCTAATTTTCCTACGGGTGCGTATACTTCTAAGATTATCTTTTTTTTCTTATTAAAAAACATAATTATTTTTGCCAATCAACCTTGTCTATTGTAAAAGGATATTTGGCTTCCTTATAATATTTCTTTCTTGTAGTAAGATGCCTTTTTGCAAATTTACAAGTACTAGTGATGTCCCAGATTTGTACAAAATCTTTATCATCTGCTTTACGAATGCCACGACCTATTGATTGAATAACTCTAACAAACGATTTGCCAGGCTCCAAAAGAACCAGGTTAAAGATACGAGGTATATTAATGCCAACAGCCGCGACACCATAGGTCGCGACCGTAACTTTATTATCATTTGTCGCATGGTCTTTGTATTCCTCTTTACGTTTTGTGCCTTTTACTTCGCCTGAAATAAAAACGGCTCCATCTATTAAATCTATTAACTGTTTGCCAGAATCAATTCTATTAACTAAGACTAATGTGTTGCCGGAATCTGAAAGCCCCTTAACTAATTTTGCAATATATTCTAATCTATCTTTGTTTGTAACAAGATATTTTAATTCTTCTGCATAACTCTTAAATTCTGGCAAATCTATCATTTGAACTACGTTAACATGTAGATTGCTAAGAATTCCCATGTCTTGTAATTGGTGGGCTTTAATGCCACCAACAACTGGGCCAATACTAGCAAAGATAGGTTGAGCTTCGTAGTTGTCTTTAGGTATAGTGCCAGTTAGTCCCCAACGGATTGGAGCATTTTGTAAATTCTGTGTTAGTAGATTTTTTAAAACTTCCGCTTTTGCCATGTGTACTTCGTCAACTATTACAGTTTGTACACCGTCTAAAAATTCTGCCAAAGTTAGTGCAATGTCTTCAGACCAATTTTTAGATTTCTTATCAAGAATATTGAGACTTTGCCAAGTACAGATAGTATGTGTTTTACCTAAGTCTTTACGGTCACCATAATAAACACCGACGTCTAATCCTACATTAATATAGTCTTCTTCTGTTTGAGTAACAAGATCTTTATTAGGAACAATTACGATTGTGCGTCCATATTTTTCAGCACAATGACTTAGCGTTGCAGTCATAATAGTTTTACCTGCACCAGTTGCTACTTCTTGAAGTGCTTGCGTGTTAGTAAAAAAGCGGTTAACAACTTCAACCTGGTCATCACGTAATGTAATAGGTTGTCCAGCAAATCTATGTCCAACAGGCCAAACTTTACCCATGTCTGCCCAGTAATTATTTGTTATTTCAGTAAACTCAATTTTACCAGTAGTACGTAAATCTTCAACATCGTCGATTGACACTTTTACACTGGCCAATACTTCTAAACACTTTTCTAGCTGGCTTAGGTAACCATTGCCGCCTAGTCCAAACATACTAACCATTCCATCCCACCGACCTAATTTATAAGCAGGATGATATCGAGCGGCTGGATTTTCATACTTAAAAGTGTTGGCTAACTTTTTCCGAGCATCTAATGGTAGCCCTTCAAATTTAATGTTAACCTCGTCTCGAATGATTAATTTTACTCCCATGTCGCCCTCGTTTCGATTATAGGTTCGTTGTCAGTCCAATTGATAATAAGGTCACATTTATTAGTATATGTTGATGTTTTATTATTTTGTAAAATTTTACCTATTGAAATAACACTCATAGGACGCCATGGTGTTTTTAGGAGAAATTTTGGAATTTTTCCATTAGCAACACCAATAATTTTTGTGTCACTGTCCAGTTGGCAGTTGTAAGATTTCGTTGCAATTAGCTGATTAAAATCTTTTCCAGTACCAATATTACTCAATCTAAAATAAATTCCAATACTTTCAAAAATTCCAAATTTTTCCAATGATTGGTTTAAATTTTTTAATTCTTCCAAGCATTTTTCAGGATCAGCAATATCAAAGATAACCATTAGTGGAAATCTTTTTAATTTTTCTAAACTTTCCAATATGTCTATTAAATTAATTTCTTTTCGATTCGCCCAGCATCTTGTGCTAGTTCTGTTAGCTAATATTTCGGTCAAATTTTCTGGTTTTTTTGGTGATTTTTCGGTGAAATATTGGTACCTAATACTTCGGTCATTTATGATGTTTGTATCAATTGCTGTTTCAATACCAAGGTCCGCGGTAATCACTTTTTGGAAGTTGGGATAGATGATAGTATCAATTTTATACTGATCCTTAATTTCATTTTCTGACCAAGATTTTATGATTTTGTAATAATTTTCTAATTTTTCTTCAATTTCAAAACCAAGGGGTTCTAGTGCAGAGATTAATTCTACAATATTATTTTCAGTAAGGTCGGCTTGATATAATTTTCCGGGATGTACCTGGACTAGACCGGAAATTTGTTTTTGTAGTGCGCTGATAGTATTACGCAAACTACTAGAAAACGTAAATTCTATATTGATGTGCAAGTTTTCACTTGATTGAGAAATATACAATTTTTTATAGCTTTCAACAACCCTAAAAGATTTAGACCAGATGGGAGTTTTTATTATATCCTCAACATCTTCAACTAAAATTCTAATTTTTTCAATGTGTTCAATAATAATTTTTAATAACAGCTTTGATTGATTTTCAGTAATGAACGTATGTGTAGTAACCGCCGTAGATAAGCTACGCAATACCCTAGCATCTCTAGTTGTAAGTATTTCTTCTATAGTAGGAGAAGAATGGTTTACAATTTGTAATAGTAAATTATCAACAGTAGTCATGTTGTTTATTATACACACCTTATGTTATAAAGTCAAATATTTTAGTGAAAAAAATAGGCCTCAATATTATTTAAGGCCTACAGTTCACCTTTTGGACAAATTGATTATAGTGTAGCGTCTTCCATGCCAGCAACACGTAATTTTACAATATTAGTAAGTTGCCATTGTTTCTGGTCAAGAGCCTTGGTAATGCCTAACCATTTGTTGCGAAGTAAAGCAAACTCGTTGATAATTTTTTCAAAGTCAATTACATCTGCTTCACCTTCAACAAATTTTTCACAATCTCTACTACTTAGAGCACGTTGATAGTTTTCTAAGTATTTGCGAAAGTGCTGACTCTTTAATCGTCGGAGTTCAATGTTAAGATATTCAAGGATTGCTTCAATTTCTTGAAGTTGGCCAAATCGCTGTTCTACAACGCCTGGCATACTAGCGGCCGCACGTTCTACATTACCTGTAATTTTACATTCGTCCCTAGCATCTACAAGTTCAGCGTTATAGTAATCTACAGCATCTGGAATGTAGCTAATATCCTTACTTACCTTAACATACCAGCTCATTAAAACTCCAATTCTTTATAATTGTCATCTTCGTCGTCACCAGGATCTTCCTCGTCAAGATAGTAATCAATAGCGGCATCTAATGTGCTATCAACTCCACTAGCGGCTGAAAGTACTTTATCAGGAACTCCAAAATCTGCTAACAAGTCTACGTAACGTTCTGCTATTGCTTCGTGATTTTTTTTATCAATAAAGTCAGCGAATAGTAACCATACATCACCAATTTGTGTTTCATTCAACATTCTCGTCTATCTCCTCAGGAATGGTAGTTGTTGTTAAAGGTTTGATATGAAATTTTGCCATTAACATATCTAATTTATCATCTTTCCATTCTTTTCGGTAGAATTTGAATTCCTCACCTGTCTCTGGATCAACCCACTTGAGTCTGTTACCCTCTTGCTTTAGCAAGCCGGCTTTTTCGCACATATCAACCATTCCCGAATAAGGATTCATGCCGGTTTCATATGGGATTTTAATTTGTACAGTTTCAAAAGGCTTGCTATAACGAGTTTTCATAATTTTACAACTTGCACGAATACCCATTACATCTGTTACTTTATTGCCATCCTCATCTTCTTTAAGTTTGAGTTTTTTCATAGCAACCACAATACTACTTGCGTAAACAAATCCTTGTCCACCTGAAATCTTGTCATCTGGATCAAACATGTCTTGACTTGCGTATGTGTGATTTGTACAAACCATGCCTACGTTGTAACTACCAAACATATTAACACAGTTACGAACTAATGAGGTTAATGCTTTAGGTTTACGGCCCATGTCTCCCTTCATGTCACCAGCTTGGAACTGATTAATGTCGGTAGGGGTAAGCAACATACCCAATGAGTCTATGACAAATAAGACTTTAGGACGCTCTGCCATTTCTTTGTACTCTTTCATGAATTCATGAATGGTTTTAGCCACATCATCAATCATTGCCATGTTGAGTTTAAGAAGTTTGTCTTCGCTAGTATCTACGCCAAGTGCGTGTAGCCATGTTTCGTCTAGCGCATTTTCTGTATCAATTAAGATAACATAAATGCCCTGTGCTTGTGCGTTACGCACTAGATTACCTGAACAGATAAAACTCTTACCTGCGCCAGATTCGCCTGCAAACACAGTAACCTTGCCAAGCGGGATACCTTTGTGGAAATCTCCACTAATTAGATAGTTAAGCGTAAAGTTGCCTGTGCTAACCCAATCTGTAGGATCATTAAATCCTACACCTAGACCTTCAATACTTTTGGTCAGTGTCTTACGAAATTTTGATAAATCGAAGGCTTTTGTAGCCATAAGTTAATTCTCCTATTGATGATTTAAGGGGACCGAAGTCCCCTTACCTATTACTTTTGACGATTGCGAATCATTGCCAAGATGTCTTGGGCACGGCTGTCACCGCCTGTTGATTCTGCTTGTGGCGCCGGAGCAGGTGCTGCCTTTGGCGTTGGAGCAGGTTCGTCGTGGTCATCGCTAGCAACTGGTGTTGCTTTAGGAGTTGATTTATTTGGATCACCAGTGTTCTGACTCATACCAGCTGGTTTGAAGTATTGTCCCCAACGTTCCATGTCATATGCTTCACCATCAACTGATGCTTCAAACATTTCTTTCATGACTTTCAACTCAACATCGGTTGGCTTCTTAGGTAGAAAGTCTGCCAAGTTAAACAATCCGTGTTGTTTGATTGCCGCTTGTTCAGAATCGCTTAGTGGACGCTCACGACGTGCCCAACTTGATGTTGAGTAGTCAGCGTATCCGCCTTTTGAACCTTTCTTCATACGATAGTCTAAGCCATGTATAAAGTCAGTTGGCAAATCTTCCAACTCGGGATCAACCAATGCCGCACGGATTGATGTAAAGATCTGAGGACCAATAATAAATCTACGGATTGGATTTTCTGGAGTTTCTTTTTCTTTCAAACCGTCTTCAGTTACAAATCCTTGGAAAATGTAACTACGTTTCTTCCAATATTTACGACCCATATCTTCCAATGCTGGATCTTTAAACCAAGCACGTACTTCAGATAGGATTGGGCAAGTATCGCCATACATTTCTACGCATGGTACTTGAACAATAGTTTGTTTGCTTTCTGTTTCACCCTTGATGCCGGCGAATGGTAGTTTGATCATTGCACGTTCAACCCAGAAAAATGTGTTGTCAGTGTTACCATCGGGTAAGAATCGCAGAACGGATTCCTCGCCTTCTTTTAAATTCCAGAACGGATAAATTGAATTATCTCCGCCTGTTCGTTCTCCTGAACCTTTTGATTCAGATGCCTTAAGTTTTGCTCTAATTTCTGCCAAAGTTGCCATAATAGTTCTCCTTTATATAAGCCTTTGTTTACTTCATTTGCCTTAGTTTGTTTTACGGATCTACCTTAAAACAAAAAGCGCATACATGTTATTGTATACGCTTTTATTTATCATTGCAAGAGATTTCTTGCTTAAATGTGAGTATATTTCGCCAATTAACGATAATGTACTAAACTAACAAGTCTGTCCAATTCGTCATACCCAATACCTTCTTGTAATGGTGTTCCGTCAGGATTATGTGTTTGAGCGTACTGTCTTGCCCATGCTGCCTTTTGCGCAGGGTTGGCAGGGCGCGGCGGAACATTACCTGTTGCAGGTGTTGACGGATTGGTTGCTTGAGCCGTCGCCGCTTGTTGTACTGGTGCCGCTTGTTGTACTGGTGCCGCTGGGGTAGTCGCAGTTACTGGTTTTGGTCCTTGGCCTGATGCGGCGGCCGCTTTGGCGGCTTTTTCTTCAGCTTGTTTAGCATTGAACGCTTGAGTCTGTGCTTGATATTCTGCTTGCCGTTCGGCACGCTTGGCTTCTAGACTATTAAGCGCAACTTGTTTTCCAGATTGCGTTGTATAAACTTGTTGACCGTCTGCTCGTGTACTTACTGGCACACTATTATCTCGGGTTATAGTATTTGCTCGTTGTGCTTCAAGATCACTACGAACTTGTTGTGCTACAGTCATATCTTTTGTAATCTCAGCAGGAGCAACTCCTCCACGTTGAATAATTGCATTAGCAGTTTTATCATTAGTGACAGGTTGTCCAGTCTTTGCGTCTTTTACAGGATTACCGTTAATGTCTAAACCATATTCTTTCATAGCCGCTTGAGTTTGTGGGCCCATAACACCGTCAGCTTTAATCTTTGCGCCAAGACCAATTAATTTGTTTTGTAATGTTAATACTTTGGAATCCGATGGTGCTACAGGTTTTGGTGCAGGGGTTGGGTTTGCCGCTTGTTGTTGTGCTGGTGCCGCTGGTGCGGGCTCGGCAACTGGTGTTGCAACTGCCGCTGGAGCAGGTGCCGCTACCGGAACAGGTTTAGCAACTGGTTTGCCGCCGTTTGGAGCACGAGCTAAAATATATTTGTCAGTTGGATCAGCACCACCTAGCCATTTTTTATCTTCCGGACTCATAGTATCCCATGCTGCCGCATGTGGAGTTCCAGCCGGCCATGGATTAGTTACACCATCAGCTTCTTTAATTATATCAATATATTCGCGTAACGATTTCATATTATTTCCTTGCTAGTTCTACAATACGTGCTAATGTTTGATCTTCTCTGTACGTAACAGATTCTTCAAAATTACCTGCTGAAAAATCCATGCCACTTTGCGTCACCATTGGGTTTCCGTTTGAATAATCAGGTGCTGGTGTTGGCCTTGTGCCTTGGCCGCCAAATTGTTTCTGAGCTGCCTGAGTAGCTGGACCCATAACACCGTCAGCTTTAATTTTTGCGCCTTTAGCAATTAAGTCTTGCTGAATTTTTAACACTGCCGGATCAGACTTAGCTGGAACTCTAGGTCTAGCTGCCTGTTGTGCCGCAGGAGCACCAGCTGTTACTGTAGTTGGGGCGCCTGTTTCTGGATTAATACCATTTGGCATTGTTACGTTCTGACCGGTTGCAGGATCAACACCGTTAGCTTTTTGTGCCGCTGCCAATTGTTCTGGAGACTGTGCTGGTGCCGCAGGAGCTGCCGCAGGAGCTGCCGCAGGAGCTGCCGCAGGAGCTGCCGCAGGAGCTGCCGCGCCTTTCTTAGGAGCACGAGCAAGAATAAATTTATCAGTAGGATCAGCACCACCTAACCATTTTTGGTCTTCTGGTGTTAGCTTAGACCAAGCCGCTGCCTTAGCAGGATCGTTAGTCCATGGATTTGCCGGCCCAGCTGGTGCTGCCACAGGAGCAGGAGTGCCAGTAGTTACAGGAGCACCGGAGCCGCTTGTTACAGGAACCCCAGATCCAGATACTACGTTTGCTTCATTGACAATATCAATATAATGTCTTAAACCTTTAAATGTATTCATAATTTTTCCTTAATTCTTTGGTAATTTTGATAGTATTGATTTCATTAACTCCGCAGGATTCATTTGTCCTCCTGGGAATTGGATGTTCTGGTTGGGCATACCTTGTTGAGCATTCGTAAATTGACCGCCAACCAATTTTTGAATTTTTTTAGCCATATCATCTGGATTATTAAAATCTAATTCTTCATCTCCAAATTTAAGTTTCATGTTTTTAGCCATGTCGTTAAATTTAGTTCCTAGATCACCTGATGAATTAGCCATGTCGTTAAATTTGCCCATTACATCATCATAAGATGCAGGTTGACCGTTAATTGTGCCTGTGCTAGTAGATGAGTTAGTAGATGTATTAGTGTTCGATGAATGCGGGCCTTGTAATTTAGCAATCAACGCATTGAGCTGGTCTAAACGAGGGTCTGCGCCTGCTTCGTCAACTTCAATATTATGATTTGGTACGCCTGCTAAACGAATAATATCAACATGTTGATTGTGTGCGCTACCAGGATCTTTCATGTCAATAAATTTCATGACTCTTGTTAACTCTTCTGGGTTAACTTCCCCAAATGCACCGTCTTCAAACTGTTTCTTTAATTTAATTTTAATTCTTTCAGCGCCAAGTGGGAATGTACCGTTTTCTTTATTGTAGAATCCAGAGATAAATTTCATCATCTCATGAAGACCGTCTACTATCTCGCCGTCAAATCCAAAGTCTTCTGGACTCATGCCAGATTCTTTAATAGCATCGTGTAATGTAATTTCTCTAGATCCAAGATCCATTTTAGTATCAAGAGTTGCGCCTGCGTCTTTAGCTTTCTTAATTGCTTTGGCCATACCTTGATGTGCTAGATGTTTAGCAGTACTGTGTCCTAATCCATGCTTACCGGCTTTAGCAATAGGATTCTTTCTAGGAGGATCAGGATCAAACGGTGGATCTTCGCTTTCTGGTAGAGGTGTTGGTTCTGTTGCTGGGGGTGTTGCACCTAATGCGCCGCCATCTGCTACCGCTTCTGGACCGCCTGGTAATGCAGGAGCAGGTTCAGTTGCCGCTGGAACTGGGGCCGGAGCCGGTGCTGCCGCAGGAGCAGGAGGTTGTTGTACTTCAGGATTGCCGCCATCAAAATGTATACGTGTTGCAATGTCTGGATCTCTTTGTAAAATAAATTGCTGTACTAAAGGACGTACATCTAAATCTGGATCAATATCACGTAATGAATTTAAAAATTCTACGTCGTCAATTAGGCCACGTAAACTTTCAATTGCATTAACACCTTCTGGGCCACCTTTTAATTCTTTAGAAAGAATTTGATTTAATTTTTCAATGGCGGCGTTTTGTGCATCTTTATTAGGACTAAAAATTTCATCTTTATCTTCACGAATAATATTATTCATAAAGTTTTCGTATGCTAACTCGAGATTTAAACTTTCATATACGTCAAACTCTTCTGCACCGGGAATCTTTTTGCCTGTTTCTATTTCGTGTTGTTTGGCCGCATGTCTAGCTGATTTACCTGCTTTTGAAGCAGAATCTTCATCGGGTGTGTCACTGTTAAAATAATCATCATGACGTTTTTTATGTTCTTTATAACGGTGATGCCAATCTGTTTTTATTGCAGTCTCAGTTTTAAATGATTCATCAACTAAATCTTCAGCATTGAGTTCTAACACAGGCAACTCGGACTCGTCAACAAACTTATAAATGTATGGAAATACTGCTTTTAGTTCTTCGTTAAATGTTCGGATAGTCAAACGATCGATTAGATCGTTTGCAACTGCTTCGGGAATCATTTGTTCTTCTTGTTCTTCAAATGCTTCTACAAATGATTGGTAATATGCCGGGCGTTGTAATTTGTGAATAGTTTCTTTAATTTCTTCAATACGCTCAATAACACGCTCTGTTACATTACCCATTGCTTCGCTGATTTGTTCTTGGCGATTAACATATCCTTTAAACTTACGCAGACTTGCAAGCTCTTCTGACAAATTGCAAATATGTTTACCAATAGCATCGTATGGATTACCACCAGCTTTAATATGTTCTGCCAATGCACGAGCACCATTTAAATGTTTGTAAGGATAACGGAACCGTTCGCCTTGATTGTTTTCAACATATATACTGTCAATGTGCATAGTGCGGCCAGCAGCCAAATCTAAATTGATTGGTTGTGTATGCTTAACCACTAGTCTCGCTTCCCCTAGATCTTGGTAGCTCATTCTAGCATTGCCGTACATTTTACTTTCCATAACTGGTTCTTGAGGCATAACTGGTTCTTCCTTACGTTTTGCTTGAAACTCGTAATCTCGTTTATCCATATTACTCTTTCCAATGTTTTGTACATCAAAATTTAAGAGTCTATCTTTAGCAAATTGTCTAAAACTACGGATGAATTTATAAGCATTATGATGTGTAGTATCGTCGTCATCGTTGACTAAATCTCCACTTACTTGCACCACAATTCCGTCATCGGCATCTAATGTAATAGCAATAGTTCCCAAAGGTTCACCGTCTTCGGTGTACTCGAATTCAAAAAATCGAGCTTTAGGAATATCTTCTTTTTTGCTTAATACAGCGGCATTTTCGTCCCCAATCTTGATGTTGGGGAAACGTGTTTGTATCTTTCCATACAAATCTTTAGCGATCTTATCTAAATTTGCGTCCATGTTATATTTATGCTTAGTTACTAGAAATGAATATAGGCAACGGTGCTTCCCAATCTTCGTCGGCTGTTGCTTCTATTGTAAGTTTTTCAAAAACTCCCGGATCCCATTCGGCTAAAATTACAGTCATACGTACAATCAGCAGTAGTGCAGATACTAAGTCGTCATGCTGTCCGTCTTTAGCTTTAAACGTAACACCCAAAGCAATGAATGTTTTAAGTTCACTTAATAGGGTTTTGCTGTGTATTGTCATTTTATTTTCTTCAATAAAGTACTTTAAACGACTACAAGCTGATATTTTGTTGCCATGGGTAGTATTAAATCCTTTGCGGAATTTACGTACATGCCCTTTTCGAACAGGCTCGCTTAGGAATAATCCGGGAAATGTTTCTTCACCTAGGTTAGCAATAACAACTAGGGCCGCCTCGCCGATTGTGTTATTTTCAACACTCCAGTAGATATTATCGTTGTATTCTTCGCCAATTTCTTCTTTAATGTATCTAATTACATCTCTAAATAATTTAACTTGATCTTGTACAATAGTTAAATTATGTTGCCATTCAGCACATTGAATCATGCTAGGTAACTCAAATACCTGTATACCCGCAAAGTCGCCTCCTGTTCCTAAACTAGGATCTAGGCCAATAAGATAAATGTTTCCCGGCGTTGGCTTCTTATACCAGCGAACTTGTCCTGTTTTAAACTGCGGCTCTCTTCCTACCAGTTCTGCTAGTTTAATAGAACTAATTAATGTTTCATCAAAGATTAAAAACTCACAACCATATTCTCGACGGAACTTTTCTTCACCGATACGACCCATTTCAACTTCTTTCCATTTATCATCTCTATCAGGGTGTTCGTGCCATTCAGCTCGAAATCCGTGGAATCCATTACGGCCTAATCCATCAGTACGTTCGTTGCCAAACACATCAAACAAATCTTTTGATTCTTTCCATATAGTAGCAAATGTATCTTCGTCTGAATTTGGTGTGCTTGTAATAATTGCACGGCCACCAGTTGCTAGTGTAGGGGATATTGAAGTCCAAAACTCTTCCGCAATGTTCGGTTGCACAAATGCAAACTCATCGCAATATAGTAATGATATAGACATACCACGACCTGTTGTACCTGTTGTTGTCTGCGCAACAATTCGTGATCCGTTGTCAAATTCTATACTTTGTTTGTTATAACTAACAACACCACAGCGTATGAAATCTTCGCATAATTCGTATCCATAACGAATACGTTGCATAATTTCCTGGGCGCCTGTGTATTTGTGCGCGGCGACTAGAATTGTTTGATCAGGATGAAACATAGCGTACCATAGCAAGTATGCTGATGCGCATGTTGTCTTGCCGCTCTGACGGGGTAGCATATTGATATTGAATCGAAAATCGTGATAACTGCCCAACAATCGTTCCTGGTATTCAAAAGGCTGAAATTTCATTTTACCTCTTACAGGATGCTGGATATGAAAAAAGTTCTGGGCAAAGTGCAAATAGCCGTAATCGGGGTCAGCACACTTCAATAAGTGCGTAACTTGGTCTTCGCTAAACTTTTCTTTTGTGTGCGCTTTTTTGGTTAAGACGCCGTCGAGTGATTTTGCCATATGCTTATTTACATAAAAAAAGGGCCATAAAGGCCCTTTTTTGGATACTAGAAAATAGTTAGCCTTTTAGCCGACCATCAGCTTCTGCTGATTTTAACATGGCCGCACGGTCAGCATAGCTACCACGTTTGACATCTTTGGCTGCTGTCTTCTCACCTTTGGTAGGATCCTTAACATGTTTTAGTGCATCAAATTTATCTTCTTTAGCTTCTTTAATGTCGTTGTACATAGCTGATAATTTTTCAACTAATGATTCGTGCATCGGGTTCCCACCACCGTTAACTTTATGTGCTTCTCTACCGTCACTGGCTAAATCGTCGCCGTCAATTATATTTGTACCGGTAGTTGTAGGATTTGGTTCGTTAGCATATCCGTCTTCTAGATCTTGCATTTGAGAATCAAACTTGCTAGTACTGCCGATGATAATTTCGTCATCGCCGTGCATATCAGCTGGGCTTATACTATGGTCTCTGTCTTCGATGTTTTTTAAAATGCCCATTAAATCACGGATACCACCTGCGCCACTGCCATTCATGCTGACATTCATTGTTACTGAATCAGCTTGCTCTGGCCTAGGTCCTCCAATTGAAATACCCGGTAATGGCATTCCGCACTCTTCCATTGATTTACCTTCATCAATGTTTTTAATTTTTGTTAGTAGGTCTTGAAAGTTCATATTATAATCCTTTAGTAGTGGGCAATTTAACTTTCTTGCTGCCTACGGTACTTGTTGTTTTCTTTGTAGTCTTTGACTCTTTAGCATACTCTCTGTGTGCAGATTTTGCTAGTAGTTGATCGTTGACTCCGGTATATTCTTTGCCGGTATGTTTAGATTTGCTTAATTCTTTTAATAATGCCATCTTTTGTTTTTCACCAACTAAAGATTGTCCATCATTATTTGCTTCGTAATCTTTACCTAATAGTGTTTCACCTGACTTGTTGTCATGTTCATGATTAAGTTCGTCTTCTTCTTCTTCTTTTAAATTTCTTACACTAATTTTACTATCAGTGAATCCAGCACTAGCAATAGCATTTTTAACTTGTAAACTAGTTGTAGGATATGCTAATGTAACATCAAAAATAGTAACATTGGTATTCTTTAAAGATGGGAAGTCAATTGGACTTTCTTGAATCGGGGTTCTGCGAGGTGCTGAGCAATTTTCAAGTTTATATTGCTCTAAAGCCATTTTAATTTTTTTAAGACTTTCTGGTTTAATTTCGCCAGCAAATCTTATTTTAAATTCGTAAACTTTTTTGCTTTCTGTTAGGTATTCTTTAAATGATTTCATTGTACATTCCTGTTACTATATTTATTTCATATTCTTTAATTTTTCAATTAAACTATTACGATCAGTAACAATAAATCCTTCACCGTTGATGTTAATTCCGGGATCTTCTCCGCCAATAGCATCCTGATCTAACTTTTGCTTTTTTAATTGAAGCTCAATTATCTTAAGTTTTTTGTCAATTTTAGCTGATTTTGCATCAATAGCGTTCTTAAGCATGCCGCCTGCTACTTCAAAAATCCTGCTTGAATAACGTGCTTCTACGTTCATGCCCAAGTCCATTAGGTCATCATATGCATCGGTAGCACGTTGAGCAAGTGCATCTAATTCTGCATCAGCAATATCTCCCAGTCCTTTAACTTGTGGTAAACTAGCAGATATTTTGTCAAATTCTTCCATACTACGTAAAAAAGTTTCTGGCTTTGCGGCCATATCTTTTTGCTTTTTCTTTTCTTCTGCTTTGATAAGTTCTTTACTAGCTGGCAGATTTAAAATTTCTTCAAGTTTTTTCATACTAATACTTATCAGTTAGGGCCGTTCGTCAGGTTCAAAAATCTGTATATCTTTAAGTTTAGATCCGCTCTTATATTGTGAGGTCCAAATATATCCGTCTATTAATCCTAATTTTTTACAAAACTCTGAATTAAACACACCGTCTATTCTTAATGTAAATTTATTTTCGCTTTCAGTATCTACACCGTGATTATCAGCGGCATTAAATGTATACACTGGGCAATTATAATAGATTTTTTCTTTCTTTATCTCATCGTATACAAAAGCAGGCCTGTTTTTAGTAAATTGAATTGAAATATGATGCATCTTACTAGGTAATAATCCACTATCTCGGTGTATACAAACTGGATTGTTTTTAGAATTTTCAAAAATTACAATTCTTCCTATCTCATCAAAAATGTTCCACGATTTAATCCAATTGTCAAGCAATGGAGTGTTTTCAATCCTTTCTCCGTTAGACTGAATTTTTGTAAAGTCAACAGCCCCCGATGCATTTCTAGAATTAAGATTTGGCCTCATAATAAACGTCATATTATTCCAACTAGGCTTTGCTAAACCAGTATTGTATACATAAGAGGTTATTTCTATATTTGTTTTTAAAGAAGCTCTAATATTTTCGGGAATGTATTGTTCAGCTCTCCATACATAGTAAGTTAAATATTTTTGATTGTTAATATCTTCAGGCACGTATGTGCTGTTGTATGCGTGATGAGATACTTTAGGATTTTTTATAATTTGTAATAGCTCTTGTTCAACGTCTCTAGCTTGGGTAGAGTCGACGTTAATAATATCAGAGAGATCAAAAAACGGATTTCCGCCTGTACCTATGCCAAGGATTCCAACTTCGTACCATTTAATAATCTTATATTGAAATTCTGGATTGATTTGTTTAAAACACGATATGGATGAGCGATCTTGATGTGGCATGCAATTACTTATGCCAATTAAGTCTGCTGGAATAAATCATTTTCGTTAAGTATACGGAATTTTATACCTTGTTGACGACACCAAAGTGACGCGGCCGCCCACTTTGCCTGATTCTTAACGAACTGTGCTTGGTTGTATTTGTTTTTCCCAACACGCTCTAAAATTGTTTGACTAGCTGGTTTAATTTCGATTAATTCAACAATCATCTTGCCTTTCTTATCTACATACTGTATAAAAAAGTCTGGCACATATATTGTATTTCTATTAGTGAGCGGGTCTCTGTAAGGTATACTGATTGCTTCGCTAGCCCATTTTTGTACACTTTTGTTTGTATCACAAAATCTCATAAAACTCCATTCCCAACTTGATCGGTACGTTGGCATCTTTGTACCAACATACTTGTCAGGTCGAGTCATTGTGAATTTACCTTGCGCAAATTTTGAAGCCATATTAAATTAATATGTTTCGTGATTCGTAGGTATCAACTAATGGTGCAATTCTATAACCTAGTAAACTAGTTTTTTCTCTATAAGCATTTAGTACCTGTGCAACTACTTGGCTTAATTGAATCTCAGTTAATTTTTTTAATGAATCAACTAATTCAAATACGTTTACATTATCAACTCTAGCTTGATTTAATAATACAATACTTGTACTTCTAGCACTTTCTGCATCAAATCCATGTTTTAAAAAGAAGCCTACAATTGCATCAATTTGGTTACTTGGAAAGCTGATTTGATTAACAAAGAACTTGTCAAAGAAACTTTTAACTTCTGTACTGCTGTCATTTATGTTGTTGTAAGGTAAATTTATAGATGGCATATTGTTAACCTAATTTAACTGGTAATGCGGCAATTGTATTAGTTATTGCATTTGCTACTGGAAATGCAATACCCTGTATGCCGCTCACGCCCTGCTGGGCAGATTTTACTAAGTTAGACAATAGTCCCGGGGTACCTTGGGTGCCAGGCTCTTTTGTATTTTGATAACCATTGACAGTTGATGTTAAGTTATCTAAAAAGGCTTGTCCGTTGTTTTGTACAGCGCCGTTGCTTACAAAAGACGGACTTGCTGTTGTTAATCCTGCACCGCCTTGTAACGGGCTAGGTGTTGTATCATAGTGCTCTATTCCAAAGCCTTCTGGATCACCTGCAGATATCTGTCCTGACCCATAAGCCACTGCCTCGTATTGAATTACGGCAGTATTGTCGTTAACTTGTGTTCCTTGAGCAGAATCTAATGGATTATGATTCCAGCTGGCAAAAATAGGATTAATTAATTTGTAACTAACGTATTCGTGTCTTGCTAATTGATAAATGGTTATATAATTAAAAAACGGTAGGATACTGCCGTTATCAAACCCGTAGTTACCAGAAATGTAATTAGAATTTTTTGTAGCTGTTCTATTATATGCGCCAGCATTTTGTGCTTGGGTTGAATCAGCAAAATAATAGCTGTAATAATTTTGCCACAGTTGATTTATTAGCCCCATATTATCGTCATGGAATTTAATGTTTAAATTATTATACTTGTGACCTGTCATCACATTTTTCTTTCTATTATATTGATTTAACGTTTCAGTACTAATAGTATAGTAAGGTAAGTCTACACTTTTAACTAACATGTTAATTTCATTTCTGTGGCGCTGTATAAGATCAATACTCTTCAACGCCGCAGGATTTATATTAAACGCTACATGGTATAGAAATTTAGTTTTAGGTAATAATCTAAAACCGTCATCGGAGAACAAACGAGCCGCGTGTTGTTGATCACGCAACTGAGTTGCCTCAGTAAGATTTAAATGTTGACTAGGTATGAATGCCATAACAATATTTATTTAAATAATAAACTACGCAGTTAATACACAGTCAATAAAAAGCCCACATCATGTGGGCTAATTATTAACCGATCTGGCCGCCGCCGCCGGTAATGTTTGTGCTACGTGTTTGTTTGAAGTTAGGTGTACCAACTCCAGCAGTAGCGCCAATTTGTACACAGTTGTCTGGCTGAATTGTTAAAGTAATTTCTGCTTGTGTCTGTACAGTATAGTCTAATGCTTCGTAGTTTGACACTTGTATGTAGCAACCGTAACATTCCCAAGTTTCTAAAACTTGTGGAGTTGTTGCGCCGTTGCCGCCGTCTAACATTTCAACACGCATAGTAAACTTATAGTCACCGCCTGACGCCGCTGAACTTTGTTCAAAGAAATCAAACTGCTTTTGTAGCTGTTCACCAACTAGTTTGCTTACAGCACCAGTTACATCATCACGTAATTTGATAGCCATAGATGACCATACTGGTTTGCCGGCAAAGTTAACAGTTGAGTTATAAACACCAATAGTTTGGTTAGCAAACGTGACAGTTGGTCGAACTGCTGTAGCAACTTGTTTGGTTAGTTCTGTAGTACCTGATGAAACGCCAAAGTTTTCAAACATAATTCTAAAGCGATATTTTAGCTTTGGCATCAACATACCTTGTGAGGCTGCTGATTGTCCTGAAGCTAACGGTACTGTAAATCTCGATAATGATGCAATTGACATATTCTTATGCTCCGTTTATTTGCCTAGGCCTTTGATCTCACCAGTATTCTTCAAGCGTAATGGAATGTAAATAAACTCCACTGCTTTTACTGGCTCAATTGCAATGTCTAGATATAGTTCACTACGATCGATTCTAGATGGTGTGTTGTTTGATTCGTCACACACTACTAGGTAATCATACAATGCACGTTGTCCTACTAATTCTAACAATAGGCTTTCTGCGGCTTGTTTAATTTCGTCTCGTGTAATTTTGTCGTTTGGTTCAAATACATATGGTTTTGCCAACTGCGCAAACTGTCTACGTAAGTAAATTACTAAACGTGCTACGTTAATACGATCTAAACTACTTGCATTCTTAGCGCGAGTGTATTGTCCGTAGTTAACAAGACCTGTTCCTGTAATGAATGTTAATGGATTAACCTTAACACTTGCTAGCGTATCACGCTGGCCGTTATTCAATGCAACTGATTGGAATTCACCTTCGCTAGTGATATAACCAACTGCTGTTGCGTTAGTAATACCGCCTCGACGTGTTCCTGCCGGTGCAAACCATGGATAAGAAACGTTATCGCTTAGTGCAATAGTGCGTAGCATCATGTGGCTTGGAGGAATAACTACGTTGTTACCTAAGTTATCACTTGTGAAACCCCATGGATAGAAACAACCTAAATACTCGTCAAAGCTAACTAAACCACCATCGTTATCTTCTAACGCTCCTGCTAAGTTATTACCCCAGTTGCTTAATGTTGTAGCATCTGGTGTTAAACGAGCAGGTGTATCTCCAACTACGAATGCTGTTAGACCACGATCGTAGTTCAAGCTGACCATTTCACCAATTAGTTCTGGATATCCTGGGCAAGCAATTAAGTTAAACACACGTGATTCTTCATCACGGATTTGTTGGTTGCTGTTAACTAATGCTTGTAGTGCTTGTACAACAACTTTACGCTGTGCCTTGCGACCAAATGTACCACTGCCATCTTCTTGATTGCCAGCTTCACTTACCCAACGGTGTGGATAGTATTCTGTCATCGGATCGCCACCGGCGCCACCAATTCTATAGTTAGTTTCAGTTGTGTCAATATAATCACGTACAAAACGCTTAACGTTGAAACCGCTTCTGCGTAGGTTCCATAACAACATACCTTTTGGATATAGTGCAGGATCCGGAGCGTCAAAGTCTAAGAAATTATATGTCAATAGATTAGCAATTGAGTCCGATTCAATATCGTTGCCTGCACCTGACCAACGTGCATCAGCAAATAAAATTCCATCTTCTGTTGTTTGATCAGAATTATCAACTGCCACCCATTTCTTAGTTACATAGTTGAATTTGTAGATCTTTGGGAAATTTTCTAAATCACTAGTGTCGACCCAAATATCACCGTGGGCTAGTTCAGTTTCGCCGTCTGTACGATCAGCCGCTGTTGGCTTACTAGCACGTACAAATGGACCTGCTGGATCTGTTGCTGGGCCACCTACTGCTGTTTGGTCAAAGTTGGCATACCCAACCCATGTTGTACCGTTATGGATCATAATGTCCACTTCGTCAATCATTGAGTTGTACCATAAACGTCCATCGGCTGGAAGTGTTGTTGGCTCAGTTGGGGTTGCTACTGCAAATCCCACGCCAGCAATAGTTGAAGACCATAATGATACTTGATAAGTTGCATCACCGCTTGGATCATCATATAAATGTGCAGTAGTGCCTACGGCCATAATCGAGTCTAGTGTGGCTCCGTTATCTGTAATTCTAAAATCACCGCCTAATTTGTGGCTAATTGTTACAATACCCGATGTTGCATCGTATTCTGCAAGTATATTAGTTAATCCTGCTAGACCAATTTCTTCAGCTAGTGTTTCACCGTCTGTGCTATCGCCCAGTGCTGTAAATGTAATCGCTAAACTTGGACCAGATAATTCTGTACTGCCTTTTAAAGATTCGCTAATTGTAAAGTTTATAACGTCGTCTTCGGCAAATCCACCACTTATGAAACTTGTAGTTTTAAGAGTTGTAGCGCCAACACCGTTGCGATAGAACAACTTAAAGTTAGCCATGATATCGCCGGCACCATTTGTACCTTGTTCTGCATCGTCAAACTTAACATATAATGAATTCAATGCTAAATTAATGCCGCCGCCGGTTGGGTCTAATTTTGCAAGGGCTGTAGCATTGTCTGCATATAATGGAGCCCTTGAGTCAACCCAAGCTGCCGAAGCTGAATTGTAATAACGTACCTTCCAGTTTGCACCTAAGTTAGGAGTTGTTGTCTTAACCCAAACTGAACCAGTTGCATTACCGTTATTGTACACTTCTGTAGTTCTCTTAAAATTAGGAATATCAGTATGTGGCTTAATATTCAATGCAGGGGCTTTAAATGTTAATGTTGCACCTGATTGTGAAGCTTGACTAATTAATCCAAGTTGGTAAAGTACGCTAGTTATGCCGGTTCCAGAACCGCTAATAACAATATTATTGCCATTGCCTGTAGAATAAAGTTCTAATCTACCGTTTACCTTGGCTGCTGTAACACCTAGAATGCTTGCATCATTGATGTTTTTAACAAGGCCGGCACTTACGCCGTCACCTAAAACAGTTGCGGCGCCAATGTTTACAGTACTACCATTGATTATAATAGAACCGGCATTTAGTGTTGGGTTAGATGCTGTACCACGTACAGTTGCCCAACTCTTAGCCCATAAGTCTGATCCAACTTCATGCCATTCACCGCTAGTGTTTTTAAAATATAATGTAATGGATGTTGTTGTAGCATCAATAGCATAATCACCGGCTGCGCCGATACTAGCCTTAGGAGCACTGCCAGCACCAGATGATAATTTTGATGCGTTTGTAATTACTATTGGATATTGTACAGTAAATGTTTGACCGCCGGATACTGATTGGCTATCGCTGTTCCACTGGAAAATACCGTAGTTTGTTGCGTCAGTTTCAAACCAGTAAGTATTATTTTCTGGTTCGCCTGCTGGCGGTTCTGCGCTAGCATCTAGCTGGGTAGTGTCAATATCTGCACGTACTACAAAAGCACGATTACTTACACCTAAATAACTATATGCGGCTTGTAATCCGTATTCGTTCTGTTCACCAGCATGAATAGGATTGTTATTAGCATCAGTTTTAAATACTGGTGTACCAAAAGTATCTGCTAAATCTTTCTGGCTTGTTAGTAAATAAACCTTGCCAGCATTTGCTGTTACTGTACCAAGTGCGGTTCCTGTTGCTGAACCATTTTGCTTGCCTTCGGCAGAAGCGACGATAATTAAAGGGGTTGTGCCAGGTGCAGACGGTGTATAGAACGATTCGTCTATTACTGTAACTGCTACGCCTGGTGAACTTAATTGAGCCATTTGTTGATCTCCAATGAATACTATTTCTACATGTATTTATAGGATTTTGACTTTTTGTACTTGTTATACCATTCAAAAAAGGGGTCAAAAAGGTTTAGTTTTTTTAAATACAGTATGAGACCGTTATGTATATGTGGCCAAAGGCCTTGTGCTGTTAATTATAAAAAAAACAACAAAATCTATTACCGTAGTTTGTGTGAACAATGTTTAGCACACGGAACATATCACGGAATACCAAGATGGTCTAGGGCTGGTTATAAGATAAAACCAGTCTGTGACAAATGCGGATTTAAATCACCACACCAAGAAGTTTTTAGTGTATTTCACGTGGACGGCAATCTTGATAATTGCCGTCCTGCTAATCTAAAAACAGTTTGTTCTAACTGTGCTCGAGTCCTGCATAAGGAAGGTGTTCGCTGGCGACAAGGGGATCTTGTACCAGATCTTTAACTTTAGCAAACAACTCATCTATTGTACTATCGTTAGTTAATACCGCATCAAATTTAGTGCCAACCCAGGCTGTTTCGCTAGCATGAATACCTAGGTTTTGCATACGAGTTTTTGCTATCATATAATTCATACAACGATCGCCGGCATTCATATCACACGCATCTTGATACCAAACTGGATCATCACCACGTTTTACACAAATAACAATGCCGCCGGCATTTTTAATTGATTTGATTTCGTTAGGAAAACGACAGTCTGAAATGACAATATCGTCCTTGCTATTACGGAGTTTGTTTTCTACGCTGGCAATCCAGATATCGTCGTGAAATCCATGCCTACAAACTTCAGTTCCCCAGAATTGTAACACCCAACGTGGAGTAAGGTTAGGCATCATCAAACGTTCTGCCCACCATGGATCAACTTGTTCTCGCCATTCACGGGCCATTTTTGTGCGCCCTTCTAGCATAGTACGGTCCCAACCAAATACGTGGGCTACTGCATCTTTTAAACTGTTGGCGAAGCTTTCTCGTCGGAAACCATGGAAGTTAGTTAGATAGTCTGCAATAGTATCTTTACCACTGCCAATAAATCCGCATACGCCAATAATCATAAGAATCCCCTGTAAGTTGTGTTAGTATATAACACTTTTGCACAGGGGTCAAATTATTTATTAGCCAATTACAAATGTTAACGGAGTTCCGCCCGAAACCATATTGTCAATTTCTTTGTCCAGGGCGGTTAGTTCTTCTTTGCCAGCTGATAGCAAAGCCGTACCGTTCATTGTAATACCGCCACCGCCAGGGCCAGCAATACTGGCAAATTTGCTACGTGCTTCACCTAGCATTAGTTTACAAACTGCTAGAGTATAATCGTATAACCACTGCTTTGCATAGATATCAGTTAGCAATACCCAATCTGGGCGATAATTATGACATCGAATTAAAATTTGTTCACCTTGAGCAAACGGGCGTTGTAAGATAGTTAAAATATGGCTTTGCGATTTCCATTTAAATTCGATATAGCTACCAAACATACGCCCTACTAACTTTTGGTATCCAGCAAATAACTCGTAGGTTGCTAGTCCACCCATCATAGTGCCTGATAGCAAGTAGGTGTTTGTGTACGCCAAGTTGAACGGCTCGAACAATGTTCCGCCTGCACCCAAACCACTACGGCTACCAATTGCACGTCTAAAAATGCTTTGTACTTCTACAACTTCATCAGGAAGCCTATACTCGTTTTGATCTTGTATAAGTTCTAAGAACATATAGCTTTCTTCAACAGCATTACTGCTACGTTGTCTAAAACGTGTTATAGCACGATTAAGTGCCGTTTCGTAATGTTTAGGATCTAGCTCTACTTCGATCATGCCGTCGCCTAGCATGTCTTTAACATACTCAAACACTTTGTTACGTTCAATTAATGAGGTGGAATCTGACATTTTTTACTCTCCATTCATATTTAGCTAACGATAAATATCATATGCCAAGACTCTCACTGTATAAGCCCGAACGAGGGCAGGACTATAAATTTATAGATCGCCAAATTTCTGAAATGTTTCAGGTTGGCGGTACTGATGTATATTTGCACAAATACCTAGGGCCTAAAAATCCCACTAACGGTACCTTAGATCAACCAATTTATACCACTCAAAACGTGGCAAATATTCAAGATTTGTTGTTCTTAGAAAACCGTGATAGAAAATATGGTACAGAAATTTATCGTATTCGTGGCCTGTATAATGTTGCAAATATCGACTTTAACCTAAGTCAGTTTGGTTTATTCTTAGACCAAGACACTGTATTCATGACAGTGCATATTAACGATTTTATCAAATATATTGGTCGTAAACCTATGAGTGGTGACGTAGTTGAATTACCACATTTAAGAGATCAGTTTGCGCTTGGTGATGCAGATATAAGTCTTCCTAGATACTTTGTAATTGAAGACGTGGGGCGGGCTAGCGAGGGATTCTCAGCTACATGGTATCCTCATTTATACAGATTAAAACTTAAGAAACTTACAAACAATCAACAATTTGCTGATATTCTTAACATGCCAGCAGGTGCCGACCTTGATAAATTTGCTGGGGATTATGATCCTGAAGTTACATATCATGCTGGTGAAATTATTAGATATAATGGAACACTATATACTGTTACAGCAGATACCACAGGCAATGTTCCACCAAACACTAGTTTCTTTAGTGAATACAACAATACGTTAGAAAGTATTTTAAGTACTCGCGCAAAAGAATTAGAAATTAATGATAGAATCTTGCAACAAGCAGAAGTTGATGCTCCCAAGAGCGGATATGAGACTAGACAATTTTATACACTAGCTGTTGGAACAGATGGCAAACCAATTTTAAATACTGCTGATGCTACTAATTTTGATGCTAGTAATAGTACTATTACCGCACAAGAAAGTAGTGCTAGGCCGGTTAGAACAGGCTACACTGGATATCTAGTTGGTGATGGGTTCCCGGTAAACGGTCACGATTTTGGTCATGGAATTCAATTTCCCGAAGGAGCCGTTACTGATGATTTCTTTTTGCGTACTGATTTTTTACCAAACAGATTATTTCGATTCAATGGTAGTCGTTGGACAAAAATTGAAGATGCTGTGCGCATGTCAATGACTAATGACAGTAATCGTCAAACTTTGAAAACCGGATTTATTAATAATACTGAATACATTTATAATGAACCAACTAGTATTATTGATTCAGTTGCCTTAGAGCGTGGTGATATTGTTATAGATACTATTATTGATTATGCAACAGCACCGTATATTCGATTAAAATTATCAGTTGTTATTCTAGGGTTCTCAACAGCCGACTATTCAAATATACTGTCATCATATTCATATACCAACCCAGTTACACTAGTGGTAAGTGATAAAGTTAGAATCACGTTGCCGATTATAAACGGTGATCAAATTGTAATACCCGAGACTGGAATTTGGAGTGTTGGTTTATACAATAATAGAGAAGAAGTAAGACAGAGTCTTAGTAAAGCTCTTCGACCTAAGGCGGATCTATAATGCAACATTTTTATGATGGTCAAATTAGACGTTACATTACACAAACTATTCGTGTACTTAGTAACTTTGTAGTTAAGTACGGTGATGGTAGTTTAGTTCGCGTACCAGTTATGTATGGTGATGCTGATCGTCAAGTAGCTAGTATTATGCGCAATAATTCAGAAAATTCAGTGAATAGTGCTCCAAGAATTAGTGTTTATATATCTGGATTGGACATTGATCGTACTAGACTAAGTGATTCTTCCTATGTAGGGAAAATGCATTTTAGAGAACGAGAAATTGATACTTCTACAGATCCAGATAGTTACACAACGCAAGAAGGTAAAAACTATACAGTAGAACGGTTAATGCCTACTCCGTTTAAATTAACTATGAAGGTTGATATTTGGTCAACTAGCACTGATCAAAAATTACAAATACTTGAACAAATTCTTGTATTGTTTAATCCTAGTCTTGAATTACAAACTAGCGACAACTACATAGACTGGACTAGCCTTACTGTTTTAGAATTAGCATCGTTAACCTGGAGTAATAAATCTATTCCAGTAGGAACAGATACACCAATTGACGTTGCTACAATGACTTTAGAAACACCTATCTGGATTAGTCCGCCGGTTAAAGTTAAGCACCTTGGTGTTATTACAAATATTATTGCTAGTATTTACGAACGTGCAGAAGTTGATGATGATATGTATGTAGACGGTTTAGGTAATCCTCTTGGCGGTTCAGAAGTAACATTAGGTTCAATGTTGTCATCAGATAGAATTACAATTTCAAATTATCACATACAAGTATACAACGGTAAAGCATTATTATTAGGTAAAAATGAAAATGTTGTTCCGGCAGGACTTACATTAGAAATTCCTGTGCGGCAAGGTCCGCCCTTAAGTTGGGATTTGCTATTTGCAGAATATCCCGGAAAACTCAAAGCTGGATCTAGTAGAATATTTTTAGTACAGCAAGATGGCACTGAAGTTGTTGGCACAATTGCTGTTAATCAACTTGATCCTACAATACTTGCAATTAACTGGGATCCTGATACATACCCAAAAAATTATGGAATTGATAGTGACGGTAGAATACAATATATTGACTCAGAGTATGATCCTGGGTCAAGCAACAGGCCGGCAAGTCCGGGTACATTTGACGCTATCATTGATCCCCAGAAAGTATGGCCGGGGCACGGTATGCAAAATGTAGTAGCTGGGGATAGGTTTTTAATTATAGAAGATATAGGTGCAGAAGGCAACGAAGACGGCCCGGATGCATGGAAATCAACCGCAGACAACGATTTTATAGCTAAGGCCAACGACATCATCGAGTGGGACGGCAATCAATGGAGCGTAATATTTGATAGCACTCACAAATCTCAAGTTTTGCTCTATCAAACGAATATATACACTGGAGTACAGTATGCATGGCATGGCGTCATGTGGACCAAGTCATTCGAAGGTGAATATAGGGCAGGACGATGGAGAATAGAACTTTAACAGATATAAGTCATATTGCACAAGTTGTAGATGACTTTTTACCAGAAGCGTTCCAAAACGAGATTCAAAAAACTATTGAGCTAATGCCGTGGTTTTGGACCGAGGCAATTTCGTTATTTCCAGAAGATAGATACAAAGATGCAGGATTGCCGTTTGAAGACCCTAGGGTGTCAGACGCATTTGCCTTTGCGCATGTTTGTTTTTCAGACGGTCGTGTCCAGTCACAATATTACGAGTTCTTTAGAACAATACTTAGATTTTTAGAATTAAAATTAGGTATTGAAGTGGTTGAGGTTATTAGAATTCGTCTTCGTCTTACTCCACAATTTCCTGGGCATAAAGAAGGCATGTTTAATGCTCCCCACGTTGACATTGGATCAACTCAAAAATTTAGAACCCTAGTGTACTATGTTAACAATAGCGATGGTGATACTGTTATCTTTAATAAAAAATACGAACATGATGGAAACCCAGTTGTATTAAATAAAAATCAACCAGACCTCCTGCCTATTTTTACTAACACTCCTAAAAAAGGATCAGGTCTATATTTTGATGGACAATATTATCATGCTGGTAATTCTCCATTAACTGTTAGAAGCAGATGTATTATTAATTTTGATTTTAGGATAAAAGAATAAGTGACAGTAACAAAAGATAAAATTGTTTGTAGCGGTGCGCTATTTTATTCTAGGAATGCCGGTAGGGTATTATTATTACAGAAAGCGCAAGGTAAACACGAGGGCACCTGGGGGCTTGTAGGCGGTACTACTAACGAAGGTGAAAATCCCTGGCAAGGTTTACAGCGTGAAATTGCTGAAGAAATTGGTTCAATACCTGCTATTATTAAAACCCTACCATTAGAAACATTTGTATCTAACGATGCTGTTTTTAATTTCCATACCTACTTCTGCATCATTGACAACGAATTTATTCCTATCTTAAGTGATGAGCATACTGCATGGGGATGGTTTGACCTAAACTCATTACCTAAACCAGTACATAGTGGGCTAAGTCTTAGTCTGCGTAATAAAATTATACAGACTAAGATTCAAACTATCATCGATATCATCGATATTGTTTAAGCCTGTGCTTCACCCCAACGCACAACCAAGTTAGTCGGAATATTTCCAGCACCCGAAGCACGATATACGTTAATGGCTAATACGTCTGGGCCATTTGGATATGTTCCTCTGCCACCTAATGTAGTATTAGTCAACTCTTTCAACTCTGACAAATCTAGTGAGCTAGTAGTACCCGGAGCCGCAATAAACGAAAATACAGTTTCACCCGGTTGTGCGTAAGGCGGTAGACCGAACTGGAATGTAATTGTGCTACCGTTTGAAATGGCTATAATTGAACTTTGTGTAAAGTTTATACGATAATATTGTACGCTGGCAAATGATGATAGTGCGCCAATGCTTGCAACTTTTGTACCAGACGGAAACTTAGTTGGATCAACGATTTCAGTACCAGCAGTTGCACCATAAGTAGCAACTAATGTTTCCCAACTTGCTTTTGTAAAATACAAGAACGAAGTATTAGTTGCAATCACCGCTGGTGTAAATGCTATTGTAGAAGCGGCGGTAATAGTACTAGTTGCCGTTTTACTCAATGTTAATGTATAGTACGGAGTAAATGTAAATGTTACCGCAACACTGGATGCCTGTGCTGCCAACAATCCAGTATTAAACGTCACTGTATAATAGTTAACACCTGCAAAAGTTTTTACAGCACTAATATTTGAAATTGAAGTCCCGTTAGCAAACTTAGCAAGGTCATTAACAGTATTACCAACTACCGCTGATCCAATTGGTAATCCAGTCCAACTAGATTGCGTAAAGTTTAATGTTGTTGCAAGAGATGATGCTTGACCAGTTACAAAGAATGTAGTAGTCGAAGTAGCCAAGTGCGACGATGTTGCGTTTTGGCTCATTGTTAATGTATAATATGATAAGCCAGCCGCAATTGCTGGACCTGCAACGTTGGTAACAGTAGTACCTACCGGGTAGTCGGCACTATATATTGCCGAGGTTACAATTCCATTAAGAGCTCCCCAGCTAGCTTGGGTGACAAATAAAACATTACTACCGCTAATTGTACCGGCAAATGCACCTACAAATTGACTAATACTAACTTGATATGTGCCTACACCGCCTGATGTCCCAGATAGCTGGGCAGTAATTCGAGTACTTGCGGCTGTTGTTCCGCCAGTTATTGTAGTGTTTGAACTAATGTATCCTGTAACTATACCTGATACAGTTAGTGTTGTTCCACTAATTGAACAATTACTTGCGGTGGCGCCACCGCCTTGATTAAAAATAGCATTATTAGGAACTGTTACAGTTCCAGTAATAAGACCTAATGTTGTTGCAATTGGGGATGGGTTTTCAGTTACGGTTGAAACTGTTGTTCCGCTTGGATATTTTGTTTCACTTGCCGCAACTGAGAATCCGGTAGTGGCTCCTAAGGTATCCCAGCTGGCCTTATCTAAGTAAAGTATGTTTGAACCAATTGCACTTGCAAAGGCTGCGTTGCTTGGTACTGTTGCTGTTCCAGTTAATGCCGCAGTAGTTGTGGCAGTACTAGTGGCAGTGGTTGCGCCGCCAGCCCATGATACAGAACCACCAGGGGCTACTTGCGCAAAACTTGGTTGACCACCTGCTGAACTTCCTGCTAGCCCTGCCCAAGAAATTGCCGTTGGATCTACTGGATAGTTTTGTGGATTTAAAATACCTTCAACAACTAGACCACCAGTACCTGTATCTGATGTCACTTCGATTGCTTTTAACAACAACTGCGCACGATTAATAAGTTCTCTATCACCTAAGTCGCCAATAATAGCGTTTGACACACTTGGTGCTAGTCGAATCAAGAATGCAGTTTGTTTTGTAGTTGATACTTGAATACCGGTAGACGCATAGTTAAACAAATATCCGCGATCTTCGTCAAAGCGTCCGTCTGTTAACATTGCACTACCCCAGTGACTAATAATTGGACTAATAGTATTGCTGACTAAAATCACACCAGTGTTAACTTCATGAACTGTTGCAGTACCTGCACGGAATGTACGCTGGGCACCGCCGACAAAGTTAGTCATTGGGCCTGCTCTAGTACATCCAATTAATGAGTTGCCTGATTTGCCAGTAAACACTATTAGTTCGTTATCAACATAGACTACGCCTGATTCATTAGGAAATGCACTTGCATCGTACAATGGGAGTGTTGTTTGAGTAGCAGTTACTGACTGCCGCAATTTTCCAATTGCACCTTCATTAATAACTTCGTAACGCACCGGCATGTTACCAGTGCGCATGTAGGCTTCTGTGTTTACGTTTGAGTTACGAATACGATGGCAGAATACGTAATTACCGTCTGAGCCACGTAACATGTAGTCAATAAATCCAGCGCCGTACCATGACCATTGCATACCGATCATCTGCATTTTTGTAATGTCAAGATTATAGCCGCTCGGCCCGGTACCGTCTAACCGATCTAAATTAAATTCGCTTTGGTTAATAATTAAATCTTGCACTAGACAAAGTTTACCGCTTACGCAATTGCTTGCGCCGCGATAGTCAGGAGTAACTGACATTGATGTTTGACTATATACGTTAGATACAACGTGAGTCATGCCTTTAATAACAATGCGGTCGCCTGCTTTACATTGATCACGGAAACGTGTGTTTACACCAGTTAATACGTTGCTGTCTTTAGCAATACTTGCCACGCCAGCTAACTGTAAGGTACTTGAACGACGACCAACAGCTAATTGTGTTCCATCGTATTGCCAGAACATACCGTTTTGATCGTCATATGTTCCAGCGCGGACCGTTGCACCGTGCCACCCAAGGATTGACATCTGTGCCGCAGTAGTAATTGTAGCATATACATTAGCTAATGTTGTTTGTGCTTGAACTTTAAATTGACGTTCTGTAACAATGTCAGTGATTGTATATTCGCCGTTGTAGCCAGCTGTGTCAACGCCAATGATTCTAACTCGGCCGCCAACTTGGCACCCGTGATCAACGTCGTCAGTTGTAAACGTAATGTAAGAACCAACTGCTGTCCCTGTAGCACCTGCTGATTGCAAACTATAGCTTGGCGCAAATAGTGCGCCCGTAGTATACATAATACCTTTACCAGATTGGTAACGAATATATTTCTTACTCATACGAATTGCTTGTGCGCCATGCTGTGGGCCACCAGTACCTAACTGTACACCACCGTCATACGGCCTATGAATAAAGTAACTGTCCGGTCTTGAATAAACAGTACCTACTAAACTAGTTCCAGTATCAATAGTACCGGTTGTCCTAGCAGTGTATCGAACAACGGTTGAGCTTGGGACACTTTCTACATAAAAAGGTCCTTTGGCCAGTGCATGATTAGTGCCGGATGATGTTATATCAACTAGTACAGTTGCGCCTGGTACCAGTCCGTGAGCTGAGGAAAATGTTAATTGTAATGTTGCAATAGCACTTGTGCTAATACTTGTTGCATCTGGTATACTTGCTATTGTAGATTCACTTAACGATACCGCTGAATAAAAGTCAACGGCAGCACCAAGAACAGCAGTTCCACTTGCAGTAGCAGATGTCACTATTCCAGCGGCGGTACTAGTAACTGTAACGGTTACATTGTTTGTTGGTGTTGCGCCATCAAAGTTTGCACCAGCAAATAGAATTTTGTCATTAATTTCGTATCCAGTACCAGCTATATTAGGTACCGCAGTAGTGTATGCTCCGCCTGCTCGAGTAATATCAAAAGATGCATTTATACCTGGAGCAATTTTAGTTGCTGACAAACTAGTAAATGCCGCATCAACAGATGATGGAGTTCCTGCTGTATTAAATGCAAGAATGCCGCCGCCAAAAGAATCTGCGCTAGTAACAGTTAATGTTAGGTCATTTCCTGGAGTTGTTCCTCCAAGTTGAGTACCGTAAATTTTAATAATTTCACCGAATGAAAAAGTTGAACCTGGATTATTAATAATAACATCATACGTACCGCTCAACGTGCTAACATCAAATGTTGCATTAATGCCAGATGCACTAGTTGTATCAAATGCTAGTGCAGAGTATGATCTCTCTCCACTAACACTGGTACCCGAAACAACATCTACAACGTTAATTAGTCCGCCTACAAAATTTCCAGTACCTGTAATCGAAGCCGCATAAATTGATCCAACGCCTGCACCAGAGCCTGTTAGATTATTAAACAAGTTAATACCGTTACTAAGATCAACATCAACAACAGTAATTGTTAAATTATTTGCAGGTGTTGTGCCACCCAAACTTGTACCTGCGATAGTAATAACATCTCCAGGAGTGTAACCTGTACCCGGAGTGGTAACTGTTAGTGCGTATAGGGCTCCAGTGCGTACTACAGTAAATTGAGCACCTGTGCCCGGAGTTCCCGTGGCAGATGTTTGTAATACTCCAGTATATGTTCTTGTAACTGTGGTCACAGTGACCACAGCATTATTAGCTGGGGCAGTACCACCTAAGTTAGTACCTAGTAGTGTAACAGTTTCGCCAACAGCATAGCCAGTTCCATTTGAATGAATAGCTAGAGAATATACATTAGTAGGGCTAATTAGAATGTCAAATGCCGCGCCAGTTCCCGATGCACTAGCAGTTCCACTAACAGTTGAAAAGGTATCTAAGTTAGTTATAGAAGTAATCTTAAGGATTAAATCGTTTGCAGGTGTTGTGCCGCCTAAGTCAGAGCCTAACAATTTAATTCTTGAATTTAGTACATAGTTGGTGCCGGGACTAGTTACTGTAATATTTGAATAATTTCCAGCTACTCGATCAACACTGAAAACTGCACCAGCTCCTGCTGGAATAATATTTGTTCCTGTTTTATTTAAATAGGTTTGTGTTGCACCGCCCCTTACTGAAGTCAACGGTTGTGTAAATATAATAGTATTGCCAATTATGCCGCTTACAAAAACAGCAGTGCCAGTGCCATTGTCAATAGCCATTCCTTCTAATATTCCAGCTGTATCTACAAAAGAAACAGATGTATCGCCAATCGCTGCCGGAATGCTAACACTTGCTGTTACTATACCACCAGTACCAACAGTACCCGTTATCTGGGTACCTGGATTAATTCCAGTAGCAGTAATTGGAGCACCAAGTGAAGGTAATGCGCCAGTAACTGCAATTTGATCAGTGCCTGATGTAGTTATATATTTTGTTGTAAATGATCCGGTAATACCGTTACTAAACACACTAACAACCGGTTGTCCAATACTTGCGCCTGTATAAAACGCACCTTTACGTAATTGCGTATAGGTTGTTGCAAGAACTTGGCCATTGCTTGTTCCTACTTTAGCTGTTGAGTAGTATGAAAATGTGGTTGGGCTACCTATTGAAATTACAATAAACGTGCCCTCTGCACGACTAAATCCGCTAATGGTATTTGCTAATGCACGAATAGTAATAGGAGTACCTGCACTAAATCCGTGTGCTCCTGATGTAGTAACTGTGATTAATGAGTTGCCGATACCGGCAGTGCCTGCAGACGCATCTGTTACTACAGTTACTACTGCGGTGTCAGATCCTGGAATTTCATATACTGATGGGTATCCACGAGCAACGCCAATCGCTTGCCACTTAGTTGGCTGTAAGCCGTACTCAAAGTCAGCGTCAAGCATGGACTGTGGCTGTGCAACACGCATACGTTCAATAGCGTCTGTGCCAAAGTCATACGGTCTAGTTTTTTGTTCTTCTGCTTCAATAAAAATTTGTATATCGTCTGTACTAGAACAGGTACTTGTATCGGCTTGTAATTCTAATACAGTGATGTAATCGGTAACATTAATATATGCTGGATAGTCATCATCTTGATCAACTCCATTACTATTATGGGGTGAATCAAACGTTGCAGTTGCTCCTAAATTACCGTCACTAAAATTGTAAATAATTTGATTGTTTACACTGTTGGTAATTAATAATAGTTTATCAAGTGGGTAGTAACCTTGTAATTTAATACTAGTCACGCCGCCTTGAACTGCAGGTAAACTACTTAGACCATTTTGAATAACAGAAGTAACAACTCCAGATAGTGTAGTGATTCTTGCACGACTGCCAGCTTCACCAGCAATGCCGCTTAATAATACTCTTGGTTCAGTGTTTTGTAAAGCAGTATAACTTGTAACAAGGTCAATAATATCAGCCTTATTAGTTTCAATAGCTGTCTTAGCTGTTTGTAATCCGGCAGTAGCCCATGTTACATCTGGAAACGTTTCGACTATGCTAGTAAGATATGCAAGGGCGGCTGCTTTTGAACCAGAATTAATAACATCTGCAGTAATTTGAACTAGACCCTGGCATGATGTTGCTGTGCCAGCATTGGCATTGTTACCGGTAGTAATTTGTGTTTCAGTATTGGGACTAGCTCCAGTTGTTGTTTTAGTAACAGTTTGTCCTTGAACCACTTGGCCAATAATTGCCTTTAATCTTCCATAGGCTGCAACAGTTACTGCCTTATGTGAAGCAAGGATTCCTGGGGAGCCGTCTGCAAAACTATAGAAAAAGAATTTTGATTGAGAATATGTAGCTTGATTGCTGTCATATAAAATATCATAGCAAATTGCATCAACTGCATAGTGTACATCTCTAGTACACTTTGCAGGATCGTGATCAGCTGCCGGATATGTTGCTGCCACCCATGCGTTAACTTCTGCCGCTAAGAACTCTCTATTGGCAATAATTTTATCTTTGGCAGCTATTTGACTTGCAGTTGCGCTGGTTGGATTAGGAAATACCAATGGATCTGCCGCTGTACGACCGTTTTGTATGATATTAACCACTTCAGCAAAGAAAGTATTCGATCTGCTAAGAGCAGTAGCATCAGAAGATACCGCAGTTAGATTTGAAACGGCATTACCTGCTGCCAGTATACTAGTAATAACATTACTACTAGTTTCTAAAGAATTGTATTCTGCTAGACCTAAAAATACTTGGTTATAATTTGTGCCTAAGGCAACATCATATCTTACGCCATCTAGTAAGTATCCAATGTCTCTGGCACACTTGCCGCCGTCAAATATTACATTGTTAATTAAATTACGGATGAAAGTATGGGTAGCAATCTCTGGTTTTCGATCGCCGTCAACTTGCGGTATTTCTCCGTTCCAATACTTGCTACTCATTAATCTTGTACGAACATTTCCACCGTATCTTAAATCGTGTGTGTATGCCTTAACAACATATCCTATGTCGCGCTCGCACTTTGGTCCATCATACGTATATCCTGGGAAATTATATACTGAATATACTGTTGTAGGTAATGTTGATAAACCACCATTGATAACATTACTAATGGTATTTTGACAGCCGGCCATTTGTGCTATTGCGCCTGCTTCGGCGGCACCGCCTGTGGTATATTGAATCCGTGTATTTCCTACGCTAACCGGACTTAGTGTAATGGCATTTAGTACAAACCCTATAATAATATTCCACAAGCGTGTTTGGATTGCAACTTCTACCGCAGGAGCTATAATTTGAATAACTCCGCTTAGATAATATTGGCTTGCTACAAAAGTTAGACGTTCGTTCCCGCCGTATCTAATATCATAGATAATAGCATCGATAAGGTATCCCATATCTCGCTTACATTTTTCAATTTCTGTAGTTCCGTAGGTATAGTTATAAAATGTTCCGCCAGCACTGGCAGCGGCAACTTGGGCAGTAGTCCATGCACTCACTTCGTCAATGATAAACAGTTTATTATTTGTTAGTAGAGTAACAGCTTTAGGATAAAGATTGTTGGCACTATCAACAATAACTTGTTGTGCAATATAAGCGTTTGCTTCTTTTTTAATAAAATCTAAATTAGCATCTAACAAAGAATATGCATTGGGGTACGCATTACTTGCGTTTGACACTCCCGGTTGAAATACATAATTTGCTATTCTTTTCTTTGACATTTATATCTCCAAGTCTTGTATTTATGAAAGGGCTACTGCCAGAGCCGCTGCCAAGGCTTTGATGTTTTGTGTACCAACATATAAGTCAGTCGTTGCAGTCAATGTGGTAAAAGTTCCAGTTGCCGGAGTATCTACACCAATGCTAATATTATCTAAAGTTCCAGTTGTGCCTGAAGTAAGTGTTATAGCACCAGACGGTGTTATAGTAAGGCTATTGGAGTTAATTTCAATTAATGGTGCTGTTAAGTTAATAAGTGTATCTGATAAAATATTAATATCTGATCCTGCATCTACACTAAGTCCAGTTAACGTACCAACACTAGTTAAACTACTGTTAACAACTGAACTAGCTAGTGTAGTTGTACTTAATACATCAGAGCCGTTGATCTTTAGTGTGCCCGTAGCGTCAAGGGTAGTTACCGAAAAATTACCGGAGCCGTCGACAGAAAACCCCGGGCTTCTAAAACCCGAAGTTGACGTTAGTTGTTTTTGTATTACACCCATTGTTGTTCCAGTTCGTGATTATATCTATATTTATTCGGTATCATGCACATAATTTTACACCTCTTGTACAACATAGGTTAATGTAACTGTTATTGCAGATGTTGTACCACCGTTGTTATAAATTTTTAAATAAGCACTAGTAGTTACTGGTGATTCTGCATTATATCCGGCAACTGCTGGGCTCATGAATACTAGGTCTGCACTAGCAGTAATAACTTCTGCTACTACACCGGCGCCTGGTAAGGGATCTGTTGAAATTGTTCTAGATGCATCTGATGTCCTAGCTGCCGAACTAGTGTACAAAGTTACCCATGCTGCCGAAGACGTTTGTATACTATAAAGCAGATAGCCTTTTGCTATTGCTACGTTTGCTGTTGTACTTGCTCCAGATGCTAAACTCACAGTAGTCGATACTGCAGATCTACTAACAGCCGCAGTAGATGATATTACTCCGCCGCTGATAGTAATGCTTGTTCCGTCAACTTTAACGCCGCCTAATACACCACCACTACCTACTCCAGCTGTTGGCAAAACGTATGTTGATCCACTGCCGCCACCTTCTGTATTTCCACCAGTACCGGCAGTATAACCTGGGCCCGTCGAAACAGCCAACGGCGGAGTTAATGGATTAATTGTTTCACCGTAGAATGCCAGCATTGTAACTTTTACACCTAAAAATATCGGGTCAGTTGGGCTAGCTTTTAATGAAAAAATACTATTGGTTACAGAGGCATCCAACGTGATTAATTCGTCATCAATGCTAGTTCTTCCATATACGTTGTAGCTAGCTTGATCTGGTCTTGCTACTACATTTATGTGCATCACTTCTTTTTTGTTTGAGTTGTGTTCTACTGTAAGTAGATAAGAGGCTGTTGAAAATTCACCGACGTGCCAACTATCAAGTACGGTATTTGGAAATACTTGTACCCAATCACCCTTATAGGTTAGGGCAGGCTTTCTTAAAAATTTTAAAATACCCTTCGCACTAGTGGTAAAAAATGAAGATAAATTGCTCATTATTAGTCTCTTTATAGTATATTTAGCTGACTCAAAACTCTTGCTTTCCTTTCTAAAATCTGCTAAATTATAGTATATTATTATAGGACGGTTTATGACCCAACGAGCAAAAGCATTTTTTATCAACGGTGGCGCTGGCAGAGTAGTATGTTCAATCCCTGCACTTGAAAAGTATGCTGAAGAACACGGCAACGATTTTATCATTGTTTGCGAAGGCCCAACAGATTTTTATAAGGGTCATCCAATTTTACACGAACGAGCCTACGACCATTGGCACAAAAACCTCTTTGAAGACAAGCTAATTAATATGGATTTAGTCAGTCCAGAACCATACAGAGTTTGGGAATACTACAATCAAAAATGTTCAATTGCACAGGCATATGATATTGCAATTAATAATAAAGGTATAAGAGACTTACCAAAGCCAACTATGAAACTTTCCAACGAAGAAATGTTTACTGGTTTTAATGTACTGGCTGAAGTTAAAGAAAAGACCAAGAAAGATAAAGTAATAGTGTTCCAGCCGTTTGGTCGGGGCGTACAGTCACAAAACAATGTTATTTTTGATCCGTCTGCTCGCAGTTTTGAAGGTCAAAGTGTTATTAATATTGTTAAAGAACTACAGAAAAAATATGCTGTGATTCTTATGAGTGAACTGGGCATTGATTTCCAAAAACATGGATGTAAAGATCCCGTAGCACATCCTCAAGGTATTAATTTGCGCCAGTGGGCTGGGGTTATTGCCAATGCAGATTACTTCTTAGGTTGTGATTCTGTGGGGCAACACCTAGCATACGCACTAGATAAGCCTGCTACAATTGTAGTAGGATCTACGTTTGCAATTAATGTGTCATTTCCAGATTACGAAAAGTTTGATGTATTAGATATGGGTGGTAGTATTCGTCGATACAGTCCAATACGTATTACCATGGACGAAGTTGCAGATCGAGGTAACGACGGTATTATGTTAATGAATGACAAAGTCGAAGAAGCTATTGTAAAATCAGTAGTTGACGGCGTTAAAAAGTTTAATAATACTAATAAGGCTCAACCAATAACAGCTACTACCCCTGCGGCTCCTGCTTGCGGACACTAATATGGCCAAACGGGTATTTGTTTTTGGTTGTAGTTATACATGTTATAGTTGGCCAACTTGGGCTAACATGCTGGAACTTGAATATGGTCACATTGAAAACTGGGGACTACCTGGGCTTGGCAATCGTGCTATTGCCGAACGACTTGCAGAATGTCATGCTAAAAATACATTTACTGCCGATGACCTAGTTATTGTACAATGGTCTGGTCATTTACGAAATGATTGGTGGCATCAAGAACCAGTATTAAATCGTACACGAGGGTGGAAAACCTATGGTAGTATTTTTAACTATCATAATGATAAACTCTATGATAAAAAATGGATCGACACCTTTTTTTACGAACCTGCATTTTTAATGCATACACTTAACAATATTGTGTTATCTCAGGCATTGTTAAAATCTACAGGTTGCCAATGGTACATGACCAGCATGAGTGATATTCGTAATATGGGTTCAGATATGCGAGTTAATACTACATACGGAGAGCGCAGTCCTCTTATTGATAAGCACAAATCTCAAGGTTCATACACTGCATGGGAAATGGTACCCACTCTTAAAATATATGACAAATCGATATGGCAAGATCACAAAGATCACTGGTTAATGCCTTTAGAACTATTCTGTCAATCACATGTTGAATTAACTTTTGACTTTTTAGATAAAACAAATGTCCATTTCCTTGATATACACCCCAGTGTCGCCCAACATAGATTATGGTTAGAGCAAGAATTAGGTAGCAAATTAGGTATAAAAGATGTTACACTAGCACTAGCACAAGACTTAGTAGATGGTATTAATATAGTACATAAAAAATTTAAGTATGATAAGTCAGCATTTGAATATGCATTAGCAAGAAAACAGGGATTCCCTCAAGCGGCAATTGATAAAATGAATTGGCCAGGAAGCCCGTTAGGATTTTAAAGGATAAACATGAAAGAACTTAGAAAAGATATATGGATTGCAGGTATTACCCGTGGGCATAATAGTAGTGTATGCTTGTTAAAAAACGGTGAAATCATTTTTAGTATAGAAGAAGAGCGCCTATCTAGAGCGAAGTATGACGGTGGGCCATATGCCGCTATGCTTAAAATTCTTGAATATACTGATAAGTTAGACTATATTGCTATTGCACATACACAGTCTTTATCAGAAACTGCTGGTAAAGTTGATTTTTCAGGCGAAGATGTCTATACCGGACTTGCAAGAAAATTAGGATTAATTAGTCGGAAAGAAAATCCATTTAAACATCCACAAGTTATTGACATGAGTTCAGTACATCATAAATTACATGCCGCATGTGCATTTTATCGCAGTGGATTTAAAGAAGCAGTGGGTGTTATTGTTGACGGCGCTGGTACATTTGTACCATTGCAAATTAGCAATGATGATCACCAGTGGACTGGATGGGAAACTGAATCAGTTTTCGATTGTCAATATCCAGCATGGTTTAAGACTGTTTATAAGCATATTGGCACACGTGGGCCACATCCTGGTGTTCTTGCTACAGAATTTGATAGTAGCATTTACCAAGAACCGGGACAAACGCACGAAGCATTAGTAACTGATCGTGCTGGTATTACTAAAGTATACGAAGCGGTAACACAATACTGCGGGTGGGCGCCAATCGAAGCTGGCAAAACTATGGGACTATTTCCATACGGTGGCCCTAACGACGCTATTCCGCCACTATTTGACGAGACAACAATTGCTCCATTGCCAAATAGAAATATAATTATTCCTACTTACCCTAATGGCGCGGTAGTTAACATTGGATTATATGATGCTCTTAAAGATTACGGTGATGGCGGTGATGTAACACTACTACAAAATCGTAGAGATTTAGCATATGCTTGCCAAACTCAAACCCAAGCTCAAGTTGTAAAGTTAATTCGTAAAGCAGTTGCAATGACTGGACAAAAGAATGTTGTTATTAGCGGTGGCTATGGTTTAAATTGTGTTGCTAACTATCATTATTTAGAAGCATTAAAGGATGACGGTATTAACATTTATGTCGAGCCAATTAGTAACGATGCTGGCACTGCTATCGGCGCCGCTATTATGATGTATAAGAATTTAGTTCCAGCAGGTGACATTGATTATACTAAAAATAGACTATATTTAGGATTTCAATATAATTATACCGATGCATATTTACAAAAATATGTTGAGTCGCACGGTGTTGAGATCACAGATGCAACACACGAAGACGTAGTTGAATTATTATTGAATAAAAACATTGTTAGTATGTTCCAAGGTCGTAGTGAAAACGGGCCACGTGCATTAGGTAATCGTAGTATATTGTTTAATCCCACGTATATTGACGGCAAGGATTTTGTAAACCAAGTTAAAAATAGAGAATATTTCCGACCGTTTGCAGGTTCTATTATGCAGGATCATGTGCATGAATGGTTTGATTTACGAGGTATGGAAGATAGTCCTTATATGATGTATGCTGTTAACTGCCAACCTGGCATCGAAGAAAAGATTCCTGCTATTATTCACATAGATGGAACTTGTCGTATTCAAACAGTTACAGAAGAACAGAACAAACACTATTATGATTTGATCAAAGTATTCCATAGTCGTACAGGAGTACCTATCTTGTTTAATACCAGCTTTAACCTAGGTGGTGATCCGTTAGTAGAAACATTAGATGATGCAATTGATACATTATCTAGATGTGACATTGAATATTTGTATTTGCCAGAATACAGTAAATTAATTAAAGTAGCTAACTAACAAAAAAGCACCCTAGGGTGCTTTTTTATTGTACTTAAAATACATTCCCATCACTGTGGGCTACTTGAGTTGAATACATTTCCATCAATGTGGGCTAATGGATTTCCCAACGGCTTAGTAGGATCTGCTGGATCAAAGTCTGGGTGACCGTTTGTACCATCTACTCCGCCTGTACCGTCTGGTGCTGTATATGCCCCAATCTTGTGTGGTTCGGTTCCCGGACACGGACTAAATGCCACTTCATCGTTGTAACCTGCTGTAGGTGCTAATACTAACGGCTTATCTAATTCAACAACTTTATTAACTGGGTCTACACTAACTACACGAGTATGATCACTGAAAATATCAGTAGTAGGCCAACCACGAACACCAATATCGTCACCAATATTAATACTAGCAGTGCTAACTACTTTAATTGAAGTTTGCCCTGGAGTATTAAGCGGTGCGGATGCAGACAAATCTAAAAAAGTATGCACATTAGATGCGCCGTGAATTTGCGGCATATCACGTAACAGTTGACGATGCTCTTCCCAAGGCTCTCTAACCCTAGCAGGTACGTATTCGTGTACTTTATCATCAGATATCATTAACAAATTATTACGCCACAATCTTAGACGATCCCAATCTGAGTGATTACCCTTCCACGGAAAAGTAGATACACTTGGAGGAACACCGTCTGGTGTAAACTCAATGTCCTGAATATCGTGGGTGTGATCTGGTGGTGGATGCAACGGACGTTTGTATGTTAATCCGTCTGGTAATAATTCCTCATGCTGATCTAAATCTGCATAATCTGGTTTTTCAATTTCGCAATGTGCTAAAGCGCATAGCAATGGATTTTCTTCGCAATTGACATGTACGTGATACTCATCAAGTGCAACCGGAATGTTATCCTTATCATGATCGTGTGTTAAAAATTTACCAGCATACTTGTTTGTCTCTGATTTTACAACTAGACACACTTCGTCTGGACCAATATAAGTCCATTCTGCTGTCTTACCTAATGTTCTTTCTTGACTTAGATAATCATCGGGTAAGTTATATGTAAAAACTTTAGTAATAATATTTGCCATTTTAAATTATCCGTATGTTACTGAAACAAATCCGTTTGCGCCAATTGCACTATAACAGCAAACGTTTGCCGATGCAACTGCACTTGGGCCGCCGCCGCCCGGAATCATAGTACAACCCCAACTTTGTCCGCCACCCCACTGGCAACCATGTCCTGTGACACTAGGGCCTGAAGCAGTTGCTGGGGCATATGGCGCTTGGCCTGCCGCATGCATTCCGCAGTATTGTGTTAGTTTAGCAGATCCTTGATATCCGGGAATATTTAAATCTCCACCGTTAGCACAAGAACAACAATATTGAATTCTACAACCAGTATAGCAACTCCAATATCTCCAGCAATCTGTACAACCCTGGCCGCCGCCTGCGGCACAGAAGTTACTTAATCCGTAACCATTTACATATGATGTAAATCCACTACAACCAGCAGTTGATTGTGAACAACCGCTTGAACTACCGGCACAGATTGTATATTGACATCCCGCTAGAGTGCCGGTAGTAGCATAAACTGTTTTTATTGAGTATGCGCCTGCACCACCACCAAAGCCCGTAGTACAACAACAGCTATTACCACCTGATCCGCCGCCACCCCACATTTCAAATGTAACAAAAGTTGTTCCTGCTGGAACAGTCCATAGACAGCATTTTCCGCCATTTAATGCGTTAATACTGGCGCATTCATTATAAACAATAAATTCTTGAGGGAAATTTGTACTAGTTACCGTAGCAGTTACCGTATACAGTAGTGATCTTAAATTTGACATTCTTTATCCTTATTTGTATGTGATAATTACAAGTCCGCCAGCACCAAGACTGCCATACTGGCATGATCCGTCGTGGGTGTTAGCTGTTCCGCCGCCACCACCTGGGAACGATCCGCAACCGTTCATAAATGTTCCGCAAGCAATACGACAATGATCTTGTGATACACGTAGTCCGCCACCAATATATGTTGGTTCAGGAGTATAATGGAACGCTGAAAAACCACAACTTGTGTTATGTGCGGCACCGGTAGGGCCGCAAAGAGCAAAATCATGCCCGCAAGCACAGCCGCAAATACAACTGATACAGTGATAACATCCGTTGTTTGCTACAAAACACTGTGTAAATCCACCAGAGCCGCCTTGCGCACACAAGCATAGTGGATATGTTGCACTTGGGTTACACGCATATGAATCAAAACCTTTGGCTCCTCGACAATCAGGAGTACAATTTGTAGTACCCGCGGCACATATAGTATATGATTGTCCAGGTACTACTCGAATAGTTTTACGAGCATATGTTCCGGCACCACCACCCATTTGTGCATGTTGGCAACAACATGCACCACCACCACCACCACCACCACCCCAGAGTTCAAATTTTGCCCAAGTAGCGTTTGCTGGAACTACCCATAGGCAACATTTGCCGCCGTTTGACGGCGTTGCATTGTCAGCAGGATAGACATAAACAACGTTATACGGATTGTTGACTGTTACGCTTTGTAGAAATCTTGAGTCAGGAAATAAATCTCTTAAATTTGACATCGATTATACCCCCGGTTGATTAATCGGTGGATCAGTTGGAGGTAATTCTTCTCTTTCAGGATCTGACGGAAACGGAACCTTCCACGGATCAACGCCGGCAAATACAGCAGGGATATCTCTTAATATTTGACGATATTCTTCCCACATTGCAATTTTATCGGGCATGGCTTTTTGAATTCTAGTATCAGTAGTTGATAGCAATTGATTACGCCACTTAATTAAATCATCCCACGTAGTATGCGGTTTTTTCCAGCAATCTGGATATGTAAATTCAAATTCTGCTGTTTCTTCGTTCCACTTAATTTCGTTGAGTTCATAAGTATGATCAGGTGCTTGTGGATCAGGAGTACTGTATGTGCTACCGTCTGGTAATATATCTACTTTCTGTGGAAGAGTAGCATAATTATGTTCGTTATGTATCATAGCTGAGATAAGTGGATTAACCTCTGCATCTACTAACACTTTAATTTGGCCAGCTGGTGTTGGTACATCTGCACCATTGTCGCGTTCTGTATAGTGAAAGCGGCTGATAATTTTTTTAGTAGTTGCATCTGCAAATATCCACAAGTAACGCGGGCCTGAATAAGACCAAGTGCCCTTGCGTTGTAAATCATTTGTTAAATGTAAGTATTCATCTGGTAAATCGTACTCAAATGTTTTGTTTTCAATTCTTGTAATTTCTGGCATTTTTTTTACCCTTTTAACCGTATGTTATTAAAACTAATCCGCCGGTGCCCCAGCCGCCCCAACAGCAAGGACCACCGCAGGCTTGGCCTGATGCGCCCGGGCCGCCTGGCCATGTTGTCATTTGTCCATGATAATAGTAACATCCTGATACTGTCATACCAACTCCACAAGAGTCAGCTCCGTGACGCATATTTGGAGTATATTTTAAACCTGTTTGTGTATATGGAAGTGCCGCACTTGTACAGAAGTTGTTCTGCATGTCACCGTTGGATACACTTGGCAGTGCTAGGTCGTAGCCACCACCCTGACATCCTTGCCAGCAACCTGGTACGCAAATACCTGTACATGCCTGACCACCCATTCGATGACATACTGTACATCCGCCTGAGCCGCCACCGGCGCAAGACGATGTTGCTAATGTACAGCAAAGTACAAAACTTGGGAATCCGCAACCACCGCAACACTGCTGACTACAGCATCCTGATCCAGCGGCACAAATAATAAAAAATGAATTAGCTGAATTTACTGCCAACGTTTTTTTAGCATATTGGCCTGTTCCAGGATTACGATACGGCCCCATACAGCAACATGCTCCGCCACCATCACCACCTGCTCCCCACATTTCAAACGTGGCCCAAGTGGTTCCTGAAGGAATTAACCAGCAACAGCATCTTCCGCCATCCTGCGCACTAGTACCTTCTCGTCCGTTAAACACAGCAAGTTGCTGTTGTTTATAACTAGAGCTAATTGGCGTAGTAAGTATTAAATCTCGTAATGTTGACATTGTAACTCTCTTATTATTTAATAATTAACCAACCCAATGCTGTTGAATACACTAATGTAGTTGTAGAGTTATTAACGTTGATTGTTAAATTCTCTGCTAATAGTTGAATATTAGCTGGCCCGTTCCTTGCAATAGTTATGTTGCTACCAGACGAATTGCCAAATGCGTCAATAACTTGCACCGTGTCGCCGTCGATACAGCTTGTACTAACGGGCAATGTAATTGTTTGGCCGCCAGCAGTGCATAGTATACGATCATTAACTATTGCTGTGTAAGCAGTACCAGCATTAATTCTAGTTACTGTGCCAGCAGTTCCTGTTGTTGTAATATATCTTCCCATTTCAATGTTCCTTTATCAGTGTATTTATGCTGTTGGGGTCTCAATACCCATTGCTACTGCTGAACAGTTGGCTGTGCTGGTTTGCACAACTATGTTTTTACCAGCATCTACTACTATACCTGTTCTTTCAAGTACACCTTTTGGTAGAATTTCAGTGTCGTATTCTAAATATTCGTCGTTAGCTGGAGTTGTTGTTGTAGATAGTGATACCCTACAAGTAACTGCCGAGTTAGATCTATTACAAATAGACACTGTTACCACTGCAAACGTTGTTGCAGGGCATGTGTATAGTGTAGCGTTTGTTGCTGCCGAAAGGTTTGCAGTACCTAATCTTCCTGTTGCCATAATTTATTTCTCCGTTATCCTAAAAGTAAGAAGTCCATTGCTACTGGCAACCCGTTAATTCCGCCAGTGAAGTTCATTGTTGCTGTTACGTTAATCTGCACACCAGTAGTAGTACTAATACTATTACCAGCAATGTAGATAACACCAGCCGTTAGTGTATTTACGTTCAATGCACTTGATCCGCCACCAATTTGGCTACTAATATATGATTTAATAGCTTTTTGCGTTGGAACAATGTTGTCACTGTTGGCTGTAAAATACTGGTCTGTTGAGAAACTAGTAATAGTTGCTCCAGATCCGCCTAGTGCCACAGAACCCAGTGTTAGTGAGTTCAAACCTGCTAGATTAAATGCGTCAGCATTAATACTTGCTACACCCGTTGCTTGCTGAACACTAAACAAAGTACCAACGCGGAAGTTACCGTCTTGGTCTGTACTTGTGTAGAACACGCGACCACCACCGTTACCTACTGTTTCATTAGCTGGAATAGCTGGCTGTGTCGGGGTTCCTGGATAGTTAGTAGTAGTGGTGTTACCCGTTCCAATACTTAAAAAGTCATGTCCAGTTAAACGAACTTGACTGTATTTTAATCTCAAGGTAATCAATGTACCGTGAGTAGGATTATTAGAAGCTGTTAATGCTGGACTTATTTGGAAACGAGCACTATATGGAGTTGAGCCGCCTGCCGCAGTCCATCCCTGATAACTATTTCTATCGGTACCTAAGAAGTTATTTACTGCAACTAGTTTATAATAAGTTCCATTAAGTGCAAATTGTACATTTGATCCAGGTGTTGGTGAACTTGGTAAATTATATACGTTGACATAATATCCTGTTTGATATATGTCTGCGTACCCGTTACCAGTTACTGTTGCTGTAGCAGTAGCATACTGGCTACCTCTGTTTGTAAACGTTGGGCTAGCCAATGCTCCGTTACCAATACGAATCTGCCAAGTTGCTGCCGAAGTATAGTTAGGATCAATTAAAGTCATAGTTGGCGCTACAGCATAACCACTGCCTGGCTCTATAATTCTAACTTCACTAATTGCACCGTTAGATACCTTAACGCGAGCTTGTGTTGTCGCGCCCATTACTACACTATTAGCGACTAATGATGTAGTACGTACAAACGCCCACTGCGGTGTTCGTGTTGGATTACCGTAGGCAAGCGCAGTCCAAGTAGCGGCTGTGCTTAGAGCTTGTTGATACCATGTATATCCATTGTCAGAAGTTACAATAGTAGCAGTTGATGTTGTTCCTGCAATAGCAACAAATAATCCAGCACCGTATCTAACTTTAGACCAGTTACTAGCTTGGATTGTTCCTTGTGCAGATTGTACCCATGTTATACCGTCTTTACTGTATGCAGAAATTGTGCTACCTGATGCAACTGCAACAAATGTGCCATCGCCAAATGCAACACTAGACCAAGTTGCTGATGTTGGTAGTGAACGAGTGGTCCATGATAGTCCATCTGAACTTGAAGCAGCCTGTGTGCCGCCGCTGGCAATTGCTACATAAACGCCGTTACCATAAGCAACGCCGGTCCATGTTGTATTTGCAGGCAATGCCGCAGTATTTGACCAACTTGTACCGTTAGTACTATAGGCCGCTGTTGCTGTTCCACTAGCAACCGCCATAAACTGTCCGTTACCGTAGGTAATTGCTGACCAGTTAGCGTTTGTAAGAAGTCCGCCAGTTGTCCATGCTACTGTTGGGTCGGTTGTGTTTGCTGTAGCTGTACCATTAGATACTGCTACCCACCGTCCTGCACCATAAGCAATTGCAGTCCATGATGCACTTGCAATGGCTCCGCCTGCTATAAATGTGGTTCCATTAGCACTAATTTGTGTGCCTGTGCCACTTGTCGGAATTGCAACAAAGTATCCACCAGATCCTACGCCATCATATGTAAAGTTTTGGATAGCTCCTGCAGGTGAACTAACATTATTAACTGTAAGTACAACATTATTTGCACTTGTTCCGCCTAGGTTAGTACCTAAGATTGTTAATGTGTCACCTACAGTATATCCTGTTCCTGCACCACTTACTGATACAGTATAAGCAAGTCCAGATTTTACTACGTTAAATGTAGCACTAGATCCTGTGCCGCCACTAACAGTAATACTGCTGAAGGTAGTAATCCAATCGCCGTAGGCCATATCGGCCCATGTGCCACTTGTTGAAGTAGTAGCAGTAGCAGTATATGTTGGACTGGTAAATACCACTCTTGGTTCAATGATATATGCTGTGGTTAAATCTAATGAAGATGAAATGGTTGTACCTGGTACTATATGATCCCATCCCGGTTGATGAATTAACACACTTTGGCCTGTTGTAGCCGACACTGTTTGAGCAGTTGTTGAACTTGATAGTGTACCTACGCTGATAGTTGTGCCGCCAGGAATAACGCCTATAGCATAATATGTTGTAAATGCTAATAACCCGCCAATTGCCGAGCTTAATATAACTGGCATAGTATTGTACGCAGGAGTTGCTCTAGACAAGGTTAGCGTATTTTGTGTACCAGTAGTTGCACCACTAGTTGTTTGGCTAATACTAACTTGCCAAGTACTTGCAGTTGTTCCTGTACCTGTTAAGTTAGCAACAATATATGTACCAGCTGTGGTTGTTCCACCTGTAACAAACATACCTGGAACAATTGTTCCTACGCTGACAGCAGATACTGTTAATGTTGTGCCACTAATTCCCGAACTTACAAATGTCGTAGACGATGTTGTTGTCGCTGTTACAGTAGTGTAAGGGAAGCTTTCTTTGGCAACTGAGCCAAACTTAGTACCTGAGTTATAATTTATAAAGTAACCTTGTTGGCCAACACCTGAACCACCAGTGACCATTACTCGCATACCAACATAGGCTGCACTAATTGCCGAATCAGTTGCTGCCAGTGTAATTCCTAGCGCCGTTCCGCCCTGTGCCACGTTAGTAATAGATGCATAATTAGCACCGTTACTTAACAATCTTCCTTCAAATACTGCGCCGTCACGGAATTCATCACCTACTGCTGTGGCTCCAAAACCTGTTCCACCAATATTTCCCACATAACTAGCAGTTGAATAATTTGTTCCTGCATTAGTAAACTCAAGTCGATAGATTTGATTAACGCTGTCAGTTAATGCAAGACCAATTTGTGCATGTGTGTAACGATTGTTTACCGATGCATAAATTGGAGTTTCGTAAGTATCAACACCTTCAGCTAACGAACCATATGTGCCATATGAGTTATTACCGTTAGTAGCTCGCATTTTGCCGCCAAGCTCTGCTAAGTAGCCTGCATATGAATAGTAGGCAAACACAGAAACAAGTTCTGTTAATGCATTTGAACCAGTACACCATACTCCAATACCATCGCTGATAATAGTAGTATAGTCGTTAGCAACAATAGATTTATTTCCGCCTGCATGTAGTGATGAATCAATTTTCATTCCTATACAACCAGTACCAAATAATGTTAAGTTTTGAGTATAGGGTGAGCGAGTTGAAATCCAAGCATTATAATCTGTTGGGCCATATCCTGGATCTAAGCTAGAATAGGCACCTGCTGTTGGTCTACGGGTTCCATATATATTAGGTGCGCCTATAGTACCGGTTAATCCGGTAACTGTCATGTTACGTAACCCCGTTGAATTACGTAGATAGAACATGTCAGACTGAATAGAGCCGCTAACTGCATTTTTATAGCTAACAATAGATCGTAAAGACTTATAATTACCAAGATAATTTATGTCATATATCCAGCCGTTGACATATTCTGTCATATCGCGTTGGCATGCTGCCTGACTAAACTGGTATCGAACAGTCATTGATCCTGATCCGTTATTAATAATTAACGGACTTGTGCCGACCGATGTGCTAGCTACAGTAAATTCTGTTCCCGACGGCACTGTTAATACATAGTAAGTACTGCCTAATATTACACCTCCGAGCAACGAACCGCCTGTAAATGTTACAGGATCACCTATAGTGAAATTGTGTGCAGAACTTGTTGTAAATCTGCCGGTTGATTGAGTTGTAGTTGTTACTGTGCCGCCGTAACTTTGAGTTACCCAAGCCGTTGCTTCGTTAGCTAAGAATGCTGTATTAGCTCTTAAAATTTCAACACCCTTAATAGTACTTAACACATTATTATATGTGTTTGTACCAGCGTATTCAAATCCACCACCTGCGGTAGCAGTTAATAAACTAGAAGTATTTGTTAAAGTAATTGGAGTTGCACTGCCAAAGGTCGATGTTACTTGAATTGTAGTTGCGTCAACAATAGAAATAATCCAATAAGTCTGATTAACACTGATGCCGCCTGTTGAGCCGTTAAACACAATTGGCATTCCTACCACCATACCTGCAGTCGATCCAACTGTAATATTTCCACCAACAGCGGTAGCTGAAGCAGTTGTTGTTATAGTACCAGCAATTGATAGAATCATATCGTCAATAATTGTACCGATCTGTGTGGCACTGCCGTAGGCTGCAATTTGTCTAGCTTTTTGTGCAATAAAATTAACAGCACCAATTTCTGCTGTTAACTGATTATTAATAACATACTGAGCACTAGTTGTTGCTCTGTAATATGCCATACCGGCTTTAACAGAGTTAAAGTTTGTACCAAACACTAGGTCGTAACTTAATGCGTCAACAATATATCCTGTATCTCGTGAACACGTTGCCGAGTTAAAGTTCATTGATTGATAGAACTTCTGGACCCATGCTACTGTATCAGCTTGAATTTCTGATCGTGCCGCTTGCAATGCATTGTATCCGTTTTGTAATGCGGTTGAAGACAACGCAATGGCCGCTGTTGGTGCGACAGTTGCAGGTGCTGTACCATTAGTAATCCAGTCAATTATATCTTGGATACGAGCTTGTGCAAATGTTGCCGCACCTGCTGAACCTGCTGTGCCAGCTGTGGTTTGTGTTGGGTTAGCACCACTTACTGCAACCGGGCTTCCGCTCGAACCAACTGTTTGGCTGGCACTAACTGTCCATGTTGAACCGGAACCAGCGCCGCCAGCAATGTAACCAGTAATATAAGTACCGGCTGTAGATCCAACCATAGTTAGAACATGTCCAACCATGATAGTTCCAGTAACTGCTGAACTGATAGTTAATGTAGTTCCACTGATGTAACCAGTTGTACTAAATGTAGTGTTAGGACTGTTAACTGTAGGTGTAGTCTTTAAAACAATGTTTGAAATCATTGTTTTTAAAGTTGTGTATGCGGCTAATGTTGCTGTCTTTTCTGTTGACGCAATATTTAACGCAGAACTTGTAAAATATGAACTACCAGCAATTAATGTCTGGGTATTGCCGCCATAGGTCATATCATATTGTAATGCATCTAACAAGTAACCAATATCACGTTGGCAGGTTGCTACGTTAATTGCATTGTATACTGATAGATAATTGTTAAACAAATACTGGCTGATATAAGTTTTAATATATTGATAGTTTTGAACAACCTGTGCCTTACCATCACCGTATCCTGTTAAGAATCCAACGTTATATCCTGTTGGATTTGTAAATGTAAATGCTGGCGCCGCTGTGATTGTATTTTGTAAAATATTTCTAATAGTTGCGCCGTTAGTTAATACTGACGAAACTGCCGCAGTACTACCAACATCACCCACGGGCAATGTAGTAACTTGAGCGGTTGTGTTTCCTGTAGTAGGAGTAACTGTACCGTTAGCAACAAGCGTTGGAATGATCGCTTTCATGCGAGTCAATACTGAAATCGTTTTTGGTTTGTCGTTTACTAAGTTTGTAACTGCACCTGCTGGCTGTATTACACTTGAACGAAGTTCATCACCAACTACCGCAGTATTTCTTGGAACAACTATAGGTAAAATTTCTAAATATGTTCCTGTCTTAACACTAATTGTTGTTCCTGGATTAATTACAGATGGAATTGCCGATGTTGTTCCTGCGCTTAGTCCTGTTGTAATAATTGACACTAAGGTTGTCAGTGTAGTCGTAGTACCTGACTCAGAAGTTAGGCTAGTATCTATAATTTGCTCTGCTTGGTTAGCCAGTAATACTCCGTTTAGTGTTTGATAATTTGCTACAGGTGCAGAATTAACTAGTACCTTATTTGAAACAGTTACTAGATAATTTAGTGCGCCAACAAACGCAGTAATATCATATGCATAAACACCGCTAATATAAGCATTACCTGCACTGGTAAAATATGCTAATGCCGCAGATGTTGTTTTAAATGTTCCGCTATGACTTATATCAAAAATCAATGCATCAAGAATAATACCTGCATCGCGTTCTGTCTTAGATGAACTATACACATACGAACCAGTCATTGAGCCTGAACCAGCAGTTAATGTTCTACGAGTTACATCTGCATAATTATTTTTAATACCAAATGTTGTAGTGTTAGGAATATCAAATATGTAGTAGGTTACGCCGGCAGTTACACCGCCAGTTGTTCCCGTAAAGCTAATTGGCATGCCAACATATAAACCTGCAGTTGAATTACATGTGAATACTGTTGTTGATGCAGATGCTACTGTTGTAGTATTTGTATACTGAACAAAATTATTAACCTCTTTAGTTATAAATTGTTTATTTTTAGCTAGTAATGCGGCAGCATTGGGATTCAAATAGCCGTCCTCAACTTGTTTTGCCGCATAGCGAACAGTTCTCCAGGGTTTATCCATAGTTAACCCTTGGCCGTTTCCAAGAACGTCAACACCGTTCAATGCAACATACACTACATTATTAATAACACCAAAATAAGACCATGCCGGAGTATTGTTGTTTACACGTAGTACTTGTCCATCAGTGCCGATTGGTAGGCGAGTTGGGCCAGCACCGCCATAATAAATTGTATCACCTTGGGTTGTCAATATAGAAGTAATCGAACCAACTGACATTACGTTCCAGTAAGTACCTGTTGTGTCGTTATCAGGGCGGTTGCCGTTTGATCCGGTATGAGCTAATATACAAATATAAGTGTTAACACCCATCAGTACTGCATCACCTAATACATAATCAACACCAGTTTTCCATGATACTGCAACCCCAGCAACTGACACTGCGGTTATAGCCCCACTAGGTGCAGTGACTGTGATAATAATATCATTAGCTGGAGTAATACCGCCAACTTGAGTACCTAATATTTTAATAGTGTTACTAGTTGCATATCCAGATCCTGTAGCATTGACTGTAACTGTATATTTTGTGTTAGACAACGCAACATCGAATGTTGCGCTAGTGCCTGTACCGACAATGTTTGTGCCACTTAGGCCTGTAAATGTTTGGCCCGTTGCCGCCCATTTAACACCACTATTTAAGCGTGACCAGTAGGTTAGGTTTGGTGGGGTATTGCCGGTGTGGTCAAGGATTGCTACATAGGTGTAACCGTTTAGTCTTACTACCTGGCCAACTTTATATGCAGTTGCATTTGACCAGTCGCCCTGGAAACTAAATCCAGTAGTAAATAAATCCCAATCAGAAATATAAGCAGTAGGAGTTTTATTAGTATTATTTGTTTTAGCTACGTATGCATATCCACCATAGGATACTATGTCACCTGGTTGGTAAACTTCTGAGCTTGACCAACTATTTTCAAATTCTAATCCGCCAACAAATATAACCCAGTTTGCTTCTGCAAATGTACCGGAAGATGTATGGTCAGTTGTACAAATCCAAAGGTCTGCTCCAAATTTTACAATATCGTTTTTGCGATAGCGAACAGCGGCACCTGTGATTGTAATTTGTGCTCCAACACTGCCTGTTGTTTGTGAAAAGTTTACAGTATATGTTCCGGTAGTTCCTGGGAATGTACCAGTTAACAATTCAGTAATAGTAGTTCCAGAGGTTACTCCAGCACCAGATAATACTTGACCAATAGATAAATGTCCAGATGATACTGCACTAACAGTTAATGTTGTTCCAGAAATATATCCAGTAACGCTGGCGCCTGATGACCAGTAACCTAAATATTTAATACCTTTATGGAACGGATCCCATAGCCCCTGATCTGCTTCTAAACCTGATGCAAGAGTGGCGGCAGATTGATGGCCTGTATTACATACGTAAGTGATGCCACCGTATAAAATAACATCGTTTTGTTTGTAACGTGTATTAATAGTCCACTGGCCAATCCAATCAAATCCTTTGGCGTAAATATCCCATTTACTTAGGTCTTGTTCGAGACCATCAGAGTCAGTATTGTTAGTAGCTGAACTTGTATGCCCAGTATTACAGATATAACTGATACCACCGTATCTAACAACGTCATCTGTTTTGTATCGAGTACCGGTAGTCCAGTCGTTCTTCCAGTCTAAACTTGCGGCAAATAAATCCCATTTATTTTGATCTGCTTCCAAGCCCGCAGTTACTTCTGGGCTAGTACCAGATGTTGCTAGTACATTGCTTTGATGTCCGGTGTTACATAAGTAAACTCTGCCGCCAAATCGTACTAGGTCGTTAATCTTGTAATATGTATCAGTATCCCAATCGCCCTTCCAGCTTGTGCCGTCAGCAATTTGGTTCCAACGTGTCGGACCATGGTTTAGGTCGACGTAGAAATCTGCATTGGCAGTATGTCCTGCTACGCAAACAAACGTCTTACCACCGTATCTTACAACATCGTCTTTTACGTATGTTGTAGATGCACTCCAGTTGTTTTTCCAAACAAAGCGGATTCTACCTAGTTTAAATTCAGCCATTCAATGCTCCGATTTTCATTATATTGTATTTATTCATTTGTTAATATTGCTTTTTTACTTTCCTGCATCGCTGCCGCCAACGGAAAATCCGTGTGCAAAGAAGCTTTTAGCTAACATAGTTCCGTTAATACCTTTTGTCATTCTCATAGAGTTTCTAACAAATAGTTGTTGCTGGGTTGACGAGTAAATCCTATTAGGACCACCAACACCAAATGTACCTGCAACAATTGCGCCTGCTTGTGCATTTGCACCACCACCTGCAATGTTTCTAGCAATATAGGCTTTGATTGCTCTCTGAGTCGGGACAATACTATCACTATTTGCTGTAAAATAACTATCAGTACTAAACTGTGTAATTACTACAGAGTTTGTTCCTAACTGGAATCCGCCAAGTGACAGTGTTTGTAGACCTGTTAAACTCAACTGATCTGCTGAAATTGTAACAATACCAGATGCTTGTTGTACCGCAAACAAGTTACCAACTTTAAAGTTGCCGTCTTGGTCTGTTGAAGTTTGGAATACTCGTCCTCCGTTATTTTCAGCAATTTGCTGGTATGGAAGTGCTGTATTAACATCAACATTTGGATAATTCGTCGTTTCTTTATTTCCAGTACCAATTAACAAGAAGTCATGTCCTGTAATACGGCACTGGCTATATTTTTGTCGAATATTGATACTTGTATTATGCTCAGGTGCTAATAAAATAGTCAACGGAGGACTTATTTGGAATTGCGCTTTATTTGCACCTAAGTCGGTAATAAGAACAATTCGATACTGATTAGGGTTACCGTTGATTGTTAAAGCGGCGCCTGGAGTTGGTAAAAATCCTAAGTTAGAAACTGTTAAGAATTTGCTAGGTTGATATATATCAGCATAGCCGTCTCCTGATTGAACTGTTATAACTGTTGTCGATGTCCTGTATCCTGTACCTCGATTAACAAAAGTTGGATTTCCCAAGACCTTGTTACCTATTCGCGCTAGTGTTGTAACAAATGATGTTGGATTAGGATCAGTAACCCCTAGTGTAGCTGAAATATATCCACTGCCGGGCTCTAACAGTTTAATAGCACTAATTTTATTAGAAGCTACAGTAGCTCGACCAAACGCCTGAGCTCCGCATGCCACGGCTAATCCGCTAGCCGACGAAGATACTACGGAAAATAGTGGAGTTGAGTTAGTATTACCAAATGCAACGCTTGCCCACGATCCAGACGATGATAAGGTACGTTGAGTCCATACAATACCGTCAGGACTAGATAGCGCGGTCGAAGTCCCGTTGCCGACTACTATAAAAGTTCCTTGGCCGTATGTAATTTGTTGCCAGGATGCTGTTACAGGCATTGTGCTAGCTGTCCAAAGTTTGCCATCGAATGAGTATGCGGCTGCACTTCCTCCAGTGGAAATTGCAACAAATCTACCATTTCCCCATATAACAGAAATCCAGTTTGACGAAGTTGGTAGCTGAACGTTAGTCTGCGTTATGCCGCCGTCTGTAGAATATGTTGTAAGCCACGTTGTTCCGTTGTCTAATGAGTATGTGGCAATATTACTACTTCCTGCAATAGCAACCCACACACCAATGTTACTGTATGCAATAGATTTCCAACTAGCAGTAGTAGGTAATGTTACTGCGCTCCATGTTGATCCATTAATAGAGCTTGAAGCAACTGCACTACTTGTAGTTTGTAAAGCAATATAATTATTATTACCCCATGCAATATCAGCGTGGCCGCCACCTAATGTAGTGTTACCCGAAGTCCAAGATGTACCATCAATAGAATATGCTATACTGCTACTATTAGAAGTTATTGCATAGAAAAATCCGCCGACAAATTTTAGTTTTGCATACGTTCCGGTGGGCAAGGCAGTACCTGTAGTCCAAGCTGTTCCATTTAATGAATTTGCAGTTGCTCCTGTTGAGGTCATTGCAATATATTTTCCGTTGCCGTATGTAACTGATACCCAGCCAGTAGTAGGTAATGTTACCGCGCTTGAAGAATAGCTTGGTTGGCTAAATCTAACACATGGCTCAATTGAATATACGCTGGTTGAATCTAATAAGGCAACCGCCGGGGTGCCGCTAACAATATTTTGCCATCCTACTGCATGTACATCCATCTTTGTTCCATAAGTTTGTGTAGTTACTGATTGAATTGTTCCGCCAAAACTTGTAGATATTGAAAACTTTGTTGCTGAATAGTTTGTTGCAATTACATAATAAATTTGTCCTGCTGTTAAGCCGCCTAACATTCCGCCAGCTACTGTGGCCATTTGTCCCGAACCGTTAGTTAATGTTTTTACTGGACCTTGATAGGTATCACTAATAGTAATTTGATTTCCTATAATTGCATTAATAATATAATACGTTGTTCCACTTACAATTCCGCCAAATGTTGTTCCGGAAAACACAATTTGTTCTCCAATAACCATTCCTGCAGAGGAGGTTAGGGTTATTAAATTATTAGTTCCAGTAATTGTAATTGGTACTGCTTGACTACCAACTACTTGTGCTACACTAATTTGCCAAGTACTTCCGCTACCGGTTCCGGCATTATTAGCTGTGATGTATGTGCCGCTAGTTACCCCAGCCCCAGTCAAGGTCATACCAACTGCAACGGCTCCGGCACCCATTGAAACAACATATAATGTGTTGCCTGCAATATAAGCAGTAGTCATTGTAGCAATAGTACGAATAGTCTGGAAAGCAGTAGTATTTTGTTGAGTAGGAACAAAAACAATTGCACTGCCGGGAGTAAATCCAGCGGTTGTTGGTACATTAATTGTATTATCTATAGCGGAGGTAGACGACGATGTTTGTTGTGTAACACTTTCATTGGCAATGGTTGCAATTTTACCAACAGCATCGTAGCCTGCAATGTATCCGTATTGTCCAACACCAGTACCAGATGTAACTATTAATCTCATACCATAGTAAGTAGCAAACGTATTTTGATCGTTACTTGCAATGGTAATTGTTTGAGTATTTCCAGCCTGTGCTTGGTTAACTGCGGTGATATATCCTAATCCACCTGCGGCAAAATCGCTACCTAAAATTCTAACTTCATATACTCCACCATCGCGGAACTCGTCACCGACTGCAATTGCGCCGGTTCCTGATCCGCCAAACGCATAAGTTACACCAGTATATTCTTGCCCAGCATTAGAATATTCAAATTTTAAAATTTTGTTAGTTGCTTCACCAATAAACGCGGCAGCAATCTGAGCTTGTTGATTTCTGTTATTTACAGTTGCAGTGATTGGACTTTCTGTTGTATCATATCCTTCGGCAACGCAACCAAAATTTCCATAAGATGTGTTACCGTTAGTAGCACGAATACGTCCGCCGTCTTCTGCTAGGTAACCGCAATGGCCGTAATATGAGAACACTGATACTAATTCTGTTAATGATCCTGTTCCAGTACACCAAGCACCAATTCCAGCAGATAAAATTGTTGTAAAGTCGTTAGCAACAATAGATTTATTACCACCGTTGTGTAATGTTCCATCAATCTTTACGCCAACACATCCTTGTCCAAACATTGATACGTTTTGGGCATAAGGAGATTTTGTAGTAATTTGCACTGATGTATCATTTGGGCCAGTGCCTGGATCCAGTGATACGTAAGCTCCCGCTGTTGGGCGTCTTGTTCCGTAACTATTAGGGCTACCTAATCCGCCAAGTAAACCAGTTAAGGTCATGTTTCGAATACCAGTTGCATTTGCAACTAAGAACATATTTTTAATTGCATCTCCGCCATACACATTAACTGTTTGACTAGTTGACTCAGATAAACTAACTGCGGCTGTACCGCCGTTAATGTTAGAAATTTTAAAACTTGTTGGAGTTATAGTTGAACCAATAACATAGTATGTTTGGCCAATTGTTAGTCCAGCAAATCCACCTGCTATAACAGCCATTGCTCCTTGAGCATCGGTTACTGCAAACGTCGGGCCGTTATAACTTGCACTAATTGTAATAGTTTGTGTTGCCGAGTCGTATGTTTTAATATAATATACTTGGCCTGAAACCAGCCCACCAAGACTTGCACCGTTAAACACAATAGTTTCATTTACATATAAATTAGCAACATACGCTAACGTAATTTTATTAGTTGAGGCAACTGTGGCAAGAGCTGTAGTAATTAATGTTTCAACTACAAACTGAATAGGATCGTTTGCTGATATACCAACAGTAGTGTTTAATGTAATTATTCCTGTTGCGCTACTTGATGCAGTAGCAATACAGTTAATAATTTTTGCTGGTTGGATTACTGTTCCGCGAAGTTCATCGCCTACTAGAGCAACACCTGCTGGTACCCTGATTGGCAATGTTTCACCGTATGTACCAGTTTTAATAAAAATTGTGGCAGGTCCAGCAACTTGACTACACGCATATTTTACAGTTTTCCACGGAGTAGATATTGTTGTACCGTATGATGCAGTGTCAACTCCGGTAGGTGACACGTAATAGACCTTTCCAATAATTCCCCAATTATCCCATGACGGGATCGGCAGGTAATTGTTAGTACTGAGTGTTCTAGTCTTTAATAAATTTCCTTCACCACCAATAGGAGTTGCGGTCCACTGACTGTTGTTATAGGTTTGAATATCACCTTGATATTGTAATGTTTCAAACTGATCACCTCGAACATATATAACCCAATATATGTTTGTGGTATCTTGTGCTGGAGCTAATATTGCACCAGAAGTATGTTTAACAAGACAAATATAAGAAGTTGAATAATAAGTAACAACGTCGCCGACTACATATACTTGATCTGCGGCCCAGCCGCCGCGCCAGTACATACCTGGATTTACTAATTCCCATTTACTAGTATCTGTAGGTTCAATACTTACGCTATCCATGATCGCAACATACAAATATCCATCTCTTCGAATAAGGTCGCCAGTGCGATAATTACCAACCGAGGTCCAATCGCCCATTATGTTGTAATTTTTAACTACTAGTGTCCAACTGATTAGGTCGGTTGACGGAATATTATTAATATTATTTTGAACATTGCTTGTATACTGATATCCACCATATGTAACAACATCGCCTTTATCGTAAGCTATTGAATTTAACCATGCATTTGCAAATTCTAAGCCTGGAACCCAAATTTTAAAACTTGCTGTATCAAAAGTACTAGTCGATTGGTGTGCAACAATACAGATATATAAATCTGGTCCTTGTTTTACTACATCGTTCAACTTGTATCGTGTCAGTGCCTGCCACGTAAATTTGTAATCTATTCCAGTGTGTACAATTTCCCATTTTAAAATGTCAGGATCTATACCAACAGTTGCAGTTGCTCCGCTAATGTGTGCATCAGTACACTTATAAATAATCCCGCCGTATCGAACTACATCACTTAGTTTGTAACGAGTCAAAGGAGCCCAGTCAGTCTTCCAATCATTGGCATACAGGACTGCATCCCAGTATGCTTGATGAGATTCAAGGCCGCCTGGGAACGATGTAGTAGATGAACTAGTATGACCAAAATTACATCTATAAATTGTTCCGCCGTATCGAACTAGATCGTTTAATCGATAACGAGTATTAATGGTCCATGCTTTGAGCCAGTCGTCTGTGACTGCATAACGTGCCCACTTGCTTTGGTCTACTTCAAGTCCGCTGGCAATAGTTGTTGCTGAGGTATGGCTAGTAATACAAATATAGACAATGCTGTTATATCGAATATAATCACCAAGGTTATATAGTGTATTAGTTGACCAAGTGTTCCTCCACTCGTAGCCGTCTAACCATAATTGCCATTTTGGCGCGGCCTCGTCTGGCGTTGTAGAAACATCAATATAATTTAAATCGGTATTAAAATCTGCAGACGAAGTATGCCCAACTAGACATACGTATGATTTACCACGGTAACGAACAATATCGTCTTTGGTATATGCCGTGTTGGTTACCCATGTATCTTTCCATGTAAATCTAATTCGGTTTATCTTAAAATCTGCCATTATCTACCTCAATATTTTTAATTTTGTATATTTATACGCCGCTTGGGTACTGGTATTTTGTATCTACTCTTACAACTAGTTGTCCGTCATCATCAATATAATAATACAAATTTCTGTTGTCCCAACGCATTTGTTCAAAATTTAAATTTTCAAAAACTAGCTCGTGTATTGCATCGCGGCCCTCAAAGAAATCTACACCTACTTCAAAATCTGGATAGTTGCCGTCTGCTGTTCCGTCGTTGTTAATCTGAATACTGTCTTCTCTACTAAGTTGATTAACTCGTGTAAAATACAATACTCCGTCATCTGTTCTGCGTAGGGCATAAAAGTACTTGGGAGTATCTCCCAATACATCTTCTTGTGACCTGCCAAATTGATAATTGCTTGCCATAATAAATCTCCTTAAACAATCTCGGCGTAACTAGCAATTAGATCAATGCTATTTGCCGTATCGCTTACTATTGTCATTGTTGTACTTTCTGCTAGAATAATCTTTTCACCATTTGTTACTATCTTTGCACTAGTATACGGATCTATTACTAGTCCTTTGATATAGTACCCGGTTACTGCGGTTGAATCAGTTATAGTGATGTCAACTATCACAACTTCGTCTGTAGTGTTTGCTAGATTGCAACCGATCAATGTAAATCTGTTGCCGGGACTAGTTTCTAATACATCAACAGGTGTTGTACCGATGTTCTTTGCTACTTTTGTTCTAAAGAATGATGCCATAATTTTTTATCCAAATATGAGCGCGGAAGCAATACCAATCTCTGTTGCTTCTAAACTCGTTACGCCGCCGGATGCACCTGCAACACTTGACCAAGTTACTCCGTTAAATACTTCTACTAAGTTGTCGTATGTATTAAATCGAATCATTCCAATTTCAGGAACTGCAGGCCGATCATTTAATACATCACCGCTTGGAATAACTACACCATTAGAGCCCGCAATCCGTACATACCCTGTTCCTGTTTCGGAAAATTCTGTAATTGCTCCGCTTACAATATTAGTAATTGTATTGTTAAAAATCTTTAAGTTACCTAAGCGAACCCCGCCGGTACCTGTTGTTGTTAAATTAAGATTGCTATCTGCTAATACAGGTGTAATAGTATTGCTATATAAATCTAAATTAACTGTTTGAAAACGCTGGGTAAACAATTTTGTACTGTCTATTGTTGCTGTTAAGTTACCGTCAGCATAAAAATAAAGTGTATTGTCGTTTGCGCCAGGGGTTGCTTCTGCAATAATCTTGGTATTACCATCAACGTCTTGCAGGCCGCCTAATTTTACCCAATAACCATTATTATATCCTTCATACCTAGTTAGGTCTGAGTTATAACGAATCATACCGTTTGACGGAGTTCCTGGTTGTTGAGCAGTTGTTCCAACTGGAACTTGAATACTTTGATTACTATTAATTATTACACCGCCGGTGCCTTGTGGTACTAATGTAATATTTGAGTCTGTAACAATGCTTTGTATATTGTTGTCGCTAAACTTAATGCCTTCTAATACAACATTGCCGATGCCATTGGCCCTTAATTCTAAATCTAAATCTGTCACAGTTGTAGAAATTACATTATTCTCAAGTCTAATTTGCGATAATTGCAAATATGTTGAGCCGGTAATATTACCAGTAACTTGCGTATTACCGCTAGTAACAAAATTACCAGTTTGATTAATGTTACCAGTCTGCGTAATGTTGCCTGTAACTGTTGTATTTTTTAGATATGTAGTACCGCTAGTTACTGTAAGATTTTGAGTTACTGTTAAGTTTTGATCAATTTGTACATTGTTGCTTGGAATATAAATTCTTCCTGCACCTGCGGCAGTTAGTGTTAAATCATCATTTCCAATAGATGTACTAATTTGATTAGAATCAATAATTACGCCGTCAATTTCAGCACGACTTAAGAACGCTGTATTCCACCGTAATAAACTTGTGCCTAAATCATAGAACGCTGTCAGTGACGGAATTAAACTACTGTCAATGCTAGCAACAAAATTAATAGTGTCAGTACTTTGATCACCAATAGTAATATTTCCGCCAATGGTAATATCGCCTGTAACATCTAAGTTACCTGTAACAAACGTATTGTTTTGTAAATTAATTACACCGTTGGCAGCAGTAACATCAATTTGCCCTGTGGTAGAATCAATGTTATTATCGTGTATTCTGATATTACCAGTAGTAATATCAGTTGAAGTAATAGTTGTAGTATGTGTACCGTCAGTGAATGTAACACCGGTTAAACTAGTAACAGTTAAGTTTTGATTGTTAAATAAAACTTCGCCAGTTTTTTGATTAATATAAAAATTGTCACCAACTTTGAAGTTTCCTTCATTGTCAACACTAGTATAATAAATCTTTGCATCGTTTAATTCTACTACTTCATTAGCGGCAATACGATCGTTAGGATCGTTTGTTGATAGTTTTCCAGCACCTATGTATGCAAAGTTTTGTGAAATTAAGTAAGCAATAACACCGGGGCCGTCCCCGTACACCCCATAATTACCATAGACACTGGCTGATGCAATTGAACGAATCTCAGCACCGAAGTCTGAGTAGTCGGCAAAGTCAATTAATGTTGCGGTGCCACCGGCACTAGTTCTTAAGTCTTGGAATGTAATGCCATCGTCTAAAATAGTTGTAGAATTATTGTTACCGTTAAAATGTAATAATAATACTGTTCCTAAATCGCCTGTCAATGCTGTAGTGGGCGCAGTAAACGTTGTCGTATATCTTGCTACACCTTTACTAATTTTTACATCGTCAATATAACCAGTGAATCCGTATGCTCCGCTGTAGTCAGCACCAATGCGTAATGGTTTGGTTGTTCCGTAGTCAGTTATGTCGGCCCAAGAAGAACCCGACTGTGTGCCATTTAAATATATTTTTGTTGAGGCGTTTCTTCTAACTAATGCTACGTGTGTCCAGGTTGACAACGATACTGTTGCGGCTGTGGTGATAGTTATAACGCCGTTTACATACAAGTACAGTTGATTGCTAGTATTGATAGCTAGATAAATTGATTTTTCAATAGCGGCTGATCTAAAATCAAATAGTGTTCGATATGTTCCGGCTGCTGTAGGATAAATCCACCCCTCAATAGTAAAGTCAGTTGCTGTTCCGTAGGAAGCGTCGTCAACAATGGTTGAATTTCCGTTGACTAATAATTTAGTATTAAAGTCGTCAACAAATGCTGTAGTAGTAGGAGTAAATGTTGCGGTATATCTTGCGGTATTGCTTACTCTAAAGTCATCAATATAACCATTAAATGCTGTTGTTCCGTTGTATTGAGCACCGACTACTAAGGGCTTTGTAGTTCCATAGTTAGTTGTATCAGTATAGGTAGCGGTAGATACCACACCATTTATAAAGAATCTTGTCACTCCACTAGCACGAGAGATAGCAACGTGATTCCAAGCATTATTAGTATGAGCATTACTACTTGTTAATACAAATGCGCCATTTACAAATAATCTTAAAGAGCCTGAACCGTTAGACTGAACAACAACGGAGTTTTCAGTTAGGGTTGTTCTTGTATCAAACAAATATTGTGTAGATACTGCTGTTTTATAGAACCAGCCTTCAATAGTAAAGTCCCCAGTTCCAAATCCATAATCTGTATCTGTAGCAAGACTAAGATAGTCACCTGTACCGTCAAACGCAATACTACTGCCGCCAAACTTGCTTTGTGTTGCGCTGACTGCGGCGTTGCCGTTGACTGTAATTGTCTTAGGTAGTCTTGATATAGTTGACGGAAAAGCAAAGTCTGGTTGGGTTGCTATACTAGCATAATCGCCTGTGCCGTCTAGTGCCAAACTTGCCGTGCCAAATTTCTTAACTGCTGTGGAAAGTTTAGCGTTGCCTTGAGCGTATACTGTTTTTCCTGCACGGTCTGTAATTGTTTCAAATCCTAGTTGTCTGCCAGTAAGATTTACATAATTCCCGTCAATACTTGAAATAACACCGCTAGCTAACAGTGTTGAGCCGTTAGTATCATAGTAACTTACAGTATTTCCTACTGCCCAAGTACCCACTCTTGTATTAATTCTTAAGTGTGTTTTACCTTGTTGTGCAAAACCATAATTATTTGATGATGCATACATACCGCGAGTTGCAAAGTATGTAAACGAGTTTAACCACTCAACTCGAACGCCGTTAGTTGCGGTGATAGTATCAACACCCGGAGTAATAAACGTTGCGTTATGAAACAGCATACTTGCTTCTTTGCTTAGTACATTTGCGTATGCCCCGTCAATATATGCGCCTTTACCTGCGTTACCTGCGTTAAATCCCAATGGGTCACTTAGGCTAGTTACTGAACCTTTTGTAATAACCGATACGTTTCGAATATATGGACTACGACTACTTACAGTTAATCCGCTAGCAAAACGGAAAGCGTATCCGTTATCTGGAAATACTCGTGTGCTACCATTACAACTAAATGTTAAGTTTGATAAGAAGATAGTACCGGTAGCTGTGCCGCCAGCATGAGTAACAGTTGTTATTCCTGTTAAGTAATTATAAGTTGCTGTAATAACAGCATAGTCAGTGCCGTTAACGTTAACTGTGCCGCCACTAGTATAAGTATGTGCAAACGGTGATGTTCCAGCATTAAATGTTACGGATCCGCTAGATGCACTAGTAACTGTAAAATAATTTCCGTTGCTAAAGAAATCAGCAACAGTTAAATCTTCAATTGTAGTTTCGCCGTTTAATACAAATGCATCATTGTATTGAGTTGCAACCGTTGGGACAATTTTAACTGCTCGAATACCAGCGCCTCGAACAGATATACCTACATTAACTATTAGAGGAAATTCTTCAGTATAAATTCCTGGATAGATGTAAACTACATCACCGGAAGAAGCTAATGATAAAGCATGTTTAATTGTGAGTACAGGGTTATTTTCATGTAGTCCTGCATTGCTATCATTTCCTGCCTCTGCAACATAAATGATATTTCCTTGAGGTAATGCTAAATCAATACCATTAACAGTAATGCTATTTGAATTAAAATTAGTTGCTTGTATGTCGTGTATGTAGGCTGTTTTCCATGCTTGGGTAACACTACCTAAATCCCATTTAGGATCACCAATTGCATGACTTCCCGGGACTCCGGGATCACCAGCTTGCCATACTTCTGGAATTACATTACTATTAATATCTGCATTAAAAATAACGTTGTCGTTATTAGCACTTCCAATAGTAATATCGCCATCGGCTGTAATATTTCCAGTAGCGTGTAAATTTCCGTTAACAAGCATATCGCTGTTAACATTAACTTGTCCGGTACCTGAAGTATTAAATTCTAAGTCAGCGTCAGCATCAGTAGTTGATATTGCGTTAGTAGTAACTTGTAAATTGTCATTAACAAGTAATTTACCTTGATAAACTACTGGATTAGAACCACTAGGTTCTAAATTAATTGTTCCGTTAGAACTAGCAATTGTATCGCCGCTAATTGTAAATGTAGCAATGTCTGCTTGATTGTCTACTATTAAATTTGTAGTACGAGTTGTTCCGTTAACTTCTAGGTCGTGCCCGGGTGTTGCAGTATTAATACCAATACGGCCATTAACAACATCTAGATAAAGTAAGTTCGTCTCAAAAGCAAGATTCACACCTTCTCGAAGAAGGTTTGCCTTTAAGAGCGGACCCGTAATGCGACCAACAGCCATGAGCTCTCCTCGTACCCCGTGTTACACGGTTAACCACCTTTGAGCTTGCGCTCGCATCCTAAATTTTACTTAGGCTCTTTGCGGGTTTACCACAGTCGAATATCGTAAAAACTTGGTCAGTTCTTACAGTAATAGTATTTATCGGATTGGGCTTTTTAGCCTAGGACAAGGCCCCATAAGTCCATAATATCAAGGACTTCGGAGAGAGGTGCGGCCCCTAAAGTACCAACGGCTGGGATCCAATTAGTACCGTCAAAAACTTCCATATAGTTTATTTGGCTGTTATATCTAACTTCGCCAAGAGCTGGAGTTAGTCTGCGTTGACTAGTATCACCATATGGAAATACTACTCCGGCGGTTCCTGTAAACTTTACATACCCTGTGCCTGTACTTTGAAGTGTTACTGCTCCTGCGGCAGTATTTGTAATACTGTCGTCTTTAAATAATAACCCGTTAACATTTATAGAGCCTGTACCTGTAGGTTGAAATACTGTATCAGAATTTGTAACAGGGTTGTTAATAGTATTTCCAGATAGTATAAAATTACCAACTTGCAGTACAGCATCTGACATCATAGTTGATGTAATAGTTGCTTTAAGAGCGTTATTAACAACAAATCTTAATGTGTTATCATTAGTGCCGATGGTTAATTCTGGAGTAATATATGTATTTTTATCAGTGCTGTAGACGTTTACAAAACTTTCAGTTCCGGTAGACAAATAACCTTCGTATGCTTGAGTTGTGCTATTTTGTCTAATTTCGCCAGGTGCAGAAAGTACCTTTGTTGAGTCATTACTATAGGGTATTTTTAAATATTTTGTTGAGTTAACTACTACATTGCCTGTTCCATTAGGAGTAAAATATATACTTTTTTGACTGTTTGTAGTTGCACCAGTCCAGTTATTTGTAATAACATTATCTTTAATCTTTAACTTTTGGTCAACAATAATGCTACCGTTGTTATTAGCTACAACTTCTAAATCAGTTGCAGGCGCTATTGTAGTAATAATATTATTTTGTATTTTAATGCTAGGAACTTGGAAATATGATCCTGCTCCTAAAATATTAATATCAGCATTACCAAACAATCCAGTAATATAAGTATCGCCAGTTTGTCCAATATCGCCAGTAAGTGTTAGTGTTTTTGGAGATAATATTGTTCCAATTTCTACATATTGTAGACTGGTTGTACCGTTAACAGTTGCCGTTGTTCCGCCTACTGTTAAACTTTGATCTGCTTGTACATCTGTAGATGTTACTTTAACTGTACCTGTGCCCGCGGCAACAAATCTTAAATCTGTTCCGCTAGTTAACGTAGAAATTGTATTGTTAGTTACTTGTGTAACACCGTCAATGTCTAGTGTAGTTAAAAAAGCAGTGCGCCATATTCTAGGATCAATAAGATCGTTATTGCCTAATGAGTATGTTCTATCAAGTTTAGGATTGATATTTTGTGTTAGTTTTGGAAATACAGTAACTAAATCGTATTTTGTATCACCTAAGTATACATTGCCGTCAACATACGTATTGCCGGTTACTCCAATGTTTCCAGTTACAAATACGTTTGTGTTAAGATTAGTTGTACCGTTAGCGGCAAAAAAGTTTACTGGGCCTATTAACGACTGAATTTCATTATCGTGAATCCTGATATTTCCAGTTTGTATCTTTGTTGCATCAATAATAGTTTGGCCGTTAGGGCTATCAAACGTAATATTTCCGCCAGCTGTAAAACTAATTGACTGTGCATTAAATGTTACATTACCAGTTTGTTGGTCAACATAAAATACATCACCGACTCGAAAATTACCCTTATGGTCCATGCTGTCATAGTACAGCTGGCCGCCATTAATTGCTATGATTTCATTGGCTTGTAAGGTTAACTGATCGTCATTTTGACTGTCAGTGCCCGACCCAATATAACCAAAGTTATGTCCAATTAAGTATCCTAACGTGTCTGCGCCATCAGCTCTTGCGCCATATGTACCATATACGTTAGCTGATCCAATACTGCGCATCTCTGCGCCAAATTTTAATCCTAAACTAGCAAAACCCAGTGTACCTTGTGTTAAATTTATACCTATGTTGGCAAAGTATGTAAACGAGTTTAACCACTCGACCCGGGCACCGTTTGTTGCTGTTATGCCGTCGGCACCTGGAACAATAAAGGTCACGGCACTGAATAACATAGTTGCGGTGTTTGATGATGGGTCTGCTACACTGCCGTCTACTAATGCGCCTCTTCCTGCGTTAGGCGCCGTGTTAATAACTGTTATGTTTAGAACATAGGGACTACGAGTAGTAGTTGTAAATCCTTGTGCTAATCTAAATCCGTAACCGGTATCATTAACGCTATCGTACTTAACTCCACTAACTGCTAGATTGCTAACAGTTGTTTCTCCATTAAGCAAAAATGCATCTTTATCACTAGTTCCAACGGTTGGACTAATGGTAACTGCTCTAATGCCAGCACCACTTACACTAACACCTTGTGGTATAGTTAGCGGAAATTCTTCAACATACGTACCTGGAAATATTACAATGTTATCTCCGGCAACGGCTTGACTTAGAGCATATTTTATTGTTCTATAAGTTGCGTGTAAATGGTCTCCGTAATAAAGATCGTCACCATTAATGCTAACATAGATAGTATTACCTTGTGTCAACAACATATCAATGTTGTTAACGGTCAACGTGTCTAAGGTTGTAGTATCAACTTCAATTGTATCAACGTATAACTTTTTCCACTGCTGACTAAGTTTACCTAAATCCCAAAAGTTATCATCGTTGGGTATAAAATCACTGTTAATGTCGGCTTCAAATACTACATTGTCAGTGTTACTATCACCAATTGTAATAGTACCGTCCCAGGTAATGTTACCTGTTGCGTGTAAGTTACCATTGACATTTACCCTGTCGGTATTAAAAACTACTCGGCCAGTGCCATCGGCAGTTAATTCGATATGTGTATCAACACTACGAGTAGTAATTGCACGATCAAACAGGGTTAACTGACTAGTACGTACTTCGTTAGCAGTTATTGTTGGGTTGCTGAGTTGGTCAGGTACAATGTAAATCCTGCCAAGATCGTTTTGAATTTTGTAAGATACAAATCTTACATTGTCAAATTCGGCTTGAGTATCAACAAATAGTTCAGCATCACCGTTAATGTACGGATTTGTACTGGTACGAGTAGTACCTACTACCTCTAATCGTTGAGAAGGACCTGCGGTGTTAACGCCAATACGGCCGTTACTAACATCAAGATAGAGTAGATCAGTTTCAAATGCAAGATCTGCGCCTTGGCGAAGTAAGTTCTTCGCCAACAGCGGGCCGCTAATTCTACCTAATTCTGCTCCCATAATTTACCCCTATAGTGTATTTATGGGGAAATATTATTTGTCAAAGCCTATCAATACAGTTATAGGTTTACCAATCATACTTAGATATTCTGGGTCTGATGTGAAATTTAAATAATAACCAGTTGGCGCTGTAAATGTTATAGCATGTCCAGTAAGAATATTTCCACCAGTCACAGGATTGTTTAGTGTAACAGTAGTTCCGTTAGTTACAGTTGCAGTTGTATTTGGAAGCAAATACGGAGATCCAGTTACAGTTGACCCGTTAGGAATAGCCGCTGTACTTGTAAATGTTAAAGTGGTTGCGCCAGCATTTGAATCTGCGGTAGTAACTAGCCCTGCTGTTGGATTTTGATCTACAACATAGTTAGTGTTATAAATTTGAAATACGTTTTCAATAAACACTAAAATATTTTGGCCGCCAAACTGTCCAGCACCCTGCCCACCTGTAGGCGGCACATTGCTTGATATGTTTGTTGGATCGTACATTGAATTTAACGGTCCATAAAAGTAACTATATCCATCTAACTGCCCTAGACTCTGCTGGATAATTTTGCTTGCTTCTTTAAATTTTATTGCTCGCCAAGTTGCCGAGCTTCCTTGATAAACTTCAACTTCGTCTGTGCCGGTATTGTATCTTATATTTCCAGAAATAGGTGAAGTAATAGTGCCAGTGCTTTTTGGCAATGTCATTACTGTGCTGTCTGCTAGTGTAAAATTGTTACTAGTGTCTAGCGCCACACGACTATCGTAAATTGCTCTACGGTTAAGTGTTAACGTTTTTAAAAATCTCATTGTTTTATACCGCCAATGTACTTACTGTTGCTGTTAACCCACTTGCTGAACAAATGGCTCTAACCTCATCTCCGGTTGCCAATACTAATTTTTCTTGGTCAAAACTAACAGTATCGCCCGCTGGAACTATCAGCGCATTAACAATCATATTTGATGAACTTGCAGTTGTTCCTGGACTTGGGACAGCGTATAATGTTAAAGTTCTATCAGCTACACCTGTATTACAAACAATGATAGTAGTAACAGCTCGAGCGCCGGTACCTGAATCTAATTTGTCTGAGCTGCCTGCTGATGTTGCTGTAATTACTTTGTTATAAATTGCCATGTTCTTTCCTTAAAATAGTATACTAAACAATAGTGCTCTATTCTTAGCTACTAGTTCGTCTGAGTTTCCGTAATTGGTAAAATATATACCTGTTTTACCTGGTGCTGGTGTTGTATCTGAATCTTTTGTATAAATTTTTGTTGAACCATATATTGCAGTCGGGCTTAACCCTTTATCGTCTAGTTGTAATACTGCATCAACTTCGAGAGTATCGGTAAGCGCACTTAGAATTAAATTATTTCCTATACTAACATTAGTGATAGTATCTTCAAATATGTTTATATTACTGACAGTTACACCAGTAGCTGTTACAGAGGCTATTAAAGTGTGTGCAATTTCAAAATCAATGTGATTTCCGTATGCCCTAATTGATGATGTGGCCGCTGTAATACTACCACTAATAGGATAATAAAGTCGGTCAACGGTAGCAATACCGCCAGATGCCGCCACATAATCGTTAACATATTGTTTATTAGGTATATCGTTTGGATCAATTATACGATCTTCGTAATTGCTTAGACCAACTGTAGAGTTAACAATTCTTAACTTAGTAAGACTGTTACCCATATCAAATACCATATCGTAAGAATCTGGGGGGCTAATACTAGCTAGTCGGAGGCCGCTTAGGGCAGTATCAGTTGTTTGTAGTACAAAAGTTCCGTCTACCTGATCATTTAAAATTGGATCATAGTGGCTAATATTTTCGTCAAATAATAATTCAGCATCATATATTGTGCCAGAAGAGTGTGTGCGCTGTCCTCGATCAATCCTAATACCAGAGGTGCTACCGTTTAAGGTAACACCTACGTTTGGTTCGCCATTATTAAGGATAATGATGTTGTCAGCAATACTAGCGTTAGTTGATTCAATAGTAGTAGTAGTTCCTAAAACGTCAAGATTACCTGTGATAACTACAGTACCACGAGGATTATACGGATCATCTAAATCAGCCGTACCAACATCTAGCCAGATTTTCCCCCCGGACTTTACCTGTAATCTATAATTACTATCACTAACTTTTAGTATTCTTGACATTTATTATCCTTAAGTTGGGGACCTAAGTCCCCATGCCTAATTAAGCGTTTTCAATCTGTACACGGTTACCAGATGCGGCTGCAAATGACCACTGAGCTGTTGTGCCATTGGCCACCAACCAGGTTGATTCATTATTTGTCCACTGTGTTAACAATGCTTTGTGCGCTGTTAGTTTAGTTACAAAATATGTGTTGCCATTGGCGTCAGTTGCTTTGATATAAGCTTCAAACGTTGCTGGAGTATCGTCGGCTACTAATTTACAAACTGCTGTACCGTCAGTTGTTTTAACTTTGTAACGACGACCTGAAGTTTGTTTAATAATATCACCAACACGAACTGTAGCTTCAGCATCAATTTTAGCACGGATGATAATTGCATTTTCTTGATTAGTTGCTGAACCAACGTTGCCGCTGTCAGTTGTTAGAACTGCTGTAGCAACTGCGCCAGTGCCGCCACTGAATGTTACTTGAGCGTCTACTGGACTAGTATAACCAGAACCTTTTTCTGTTACTGTAACACTTAGTAGACCCATTGTAATATCAGCTTTAGCACCTGTACCAGTTGCTGGGCTAATTGATGTTAGTGTACCTGCGGCACCTGTGCTTGGAAATGCTGTGTATGAACCAGCCACTGTTACTGTACCAAAAGAGTAAACACCCCATGTTAAGTTAAACGTGGCGCCGCTGCCGTCTGCGTCAATACCTGTGCCTTGAGCGGTTGTACCGCTGACCGGATTCGCTGGAACAGCGGCGTCTCTACGACCGTTTTGAGTAACTGTAAATGTTAAAATAGCGCCAGAACCGTCAACTGAGTCAACAGTAATGATTAACGACAATGGCCAACCTGCACCTTGCATTGTAATAGTGTTGCCAGCTTCATAATCAACACCGCCGGCAACTTTAGCTACGGTTACTGTGACAACTGACGCAACTGGAGCACGAGCTTTAGTTGTTTGTGTACCTGTGTATACTTCTAAGATATTGCCTACGTCATATCCTGTGCCGTTCGCTGTTGTGGCAAACGATAATGCTTTATATCGTGTAGTACCTGTAACTTGAACACCGCCTGGAATATCCGGTGCGGCAAGTGTAACTGTTGGCGCCGTAGTCCAACCTGATCCTGCGTTAGATACTGTGTAACTTGCTACACCTTCGCCGCCAATCTTATTGTCTGATGTGCCTGTGGTACCGATGTTGCGGTTACCAAAATATTTTTTATTCAAACTACGAGCCATTTTATTTTCTCCTTAAGAAATCACGGCGTTCTAGGCCGTACGCGGTTGCTGTTCCGCATAAAACTTACCCTGTGTAAGTCATACAATGTATTTATGCTAGGTATCAAAGTTAAAAGCCATGCTTATTCTGTCTTCATCAGAGTTGTTAGCTAGTACCCGATGTTCTATTCCAGCTGGGGCAATTAAAAGTAAACCTTCGTACGGAGTAATAGATATTACTTTATCGTTGTGTTTAAATTCTATATTTCCGCTACTCTCAGGAATCTGTATATAAAATACACCTATACTACTTGCCCCACCATGACTGTGCCATCTGTGATGAGCATTTTTAGGACTTATATTAAACCAAACAGCGGTAGGCGTACTAGTTGCATTTGCTGTTGAACAACAATTTTTTAAAAAATTATCAATCCATTGTATTTCTTTGGTGTTTGAATATTGCTTAGATTGCCATCCTAAAATGTTACTTCTTAAACGAGGAGTACTTTTATTTTTTAATTCGTAGATGTTTTCAAGTAGTTCTTTAGGAAATACAAGGTCATATTGTTTAATTTGATCTAGCATACAATATTTAACTCAAGAGAAAGGGCTCCGAAGAGCCCTTTAATTGCTTGGATAAGTTTAGATTAACTGAACTTAACTGCGCCTGAGGTAATATCAACTTTACCTAAGTAGTCAGCCGCGTTACCTAAAGATGACGCAGTGTTTGACAACTCAACATAACCATAACGTGTCATGAATGATACGACTGGTTCAAATGTTGATGGATCTAACACAACACCAGAACTCATTAGAGGAATGTATGGGCAATAGAACGCTGCCGCATCAGACTCTGATGAACCTTTGTAACCGATCAACACTGCTGTTGCATCGTTTGCGTATGTGTTAACATAGATCTTCATTGCTGAATTCAATGTACCAACAAACTTAGTGTTTGTAGGTGCTTCGAATGTACCTTCTGTTGTACGAGCAAATGCGCTTGTAGTAGCAGATTGTAGAATTGTTAAAGCAAATGGACTTACTACTGCCCAGTTACCAGCACCGCGACGTGTACGTTGTGCGATCAAGTTGCTTACGCGATTGATCTGAACAGCTAATGCGGCATGCTCATCACCAACGAATGTTGCTGTACCAGATACTTGTGACTGGTCATAAGTTTCTGATGCTGAACCAGCTAAAGAAGCTAGGGAACCTAGAATCTCTTGGTCGATTTCAGCAGTGATTTCTTGTGCTAAAGCAGCCATAACTTCTGCTTCGATGTCAATACCTTGTTGGGCTTGTGCATCTTGAGCAGCCTCGAATGTCCAACGTGCAGACAACTTACGAGTTTTAGCTTCAACTGTTTGCTTCAAGATTTGAATGCTCATACGCTTACCAGCCGCACCTTCTAGAGTTGCTGTGCTTGTAGCTTTTGAACCTGGATCTTGATCGTTACCAGAATAACCAGCGGCGATCTTGAATGGGCTTAGTGCCTCTTCACCAGCTACTACGCCGTTACCGTTATCTGCATAACGTACACGTAATGTATGGATTTGACCAACTGGGCCAGTCATTGGTTGTACACCAACTAACTCGTTAGCAATAACGGTTGGCATAACGCGACGGATCACTGGAAGGATCACGCGATTTAGTGTTGCGACGTTGCCGGCAGAAGTGGCACCAGCTGTAGGTGATTCCATCAAATACTTGCGAGTATTTTCTAGTGTAACACCCATTACTGATTTTTTAGTGCCTTGTAAGCCTTCTAATAGGGCTTCTTTAGTTTCTGCCCAACGGCCATTAAGTAGTTCTGACATTTAATTTCTCCTTAAAATTTTAGTCCAGCAAGGCGACGGATATCAACGATATTGCTATCACTCTCGCTGCTACGATTGCTGTTGGAAACTTTGTTTCCGGTAATTTCTTTAGCCTCTACTAGTGCCTGTTTCTTCTGCGGAGCTTTACCACCAGAAATAACTGATGGAAGATACTTGTCAAAACTTTCGTTTAGTCGAGTAGTTTTTACACTCTCCATTAATTCGCTCATGATTTCACGTTGCTCACTGTTAAGTGGAGCAAGCAATTCATTCATGATTTGTTTACGCTCTTGCGACTCTTTTAGTTTCGCAATTTCTGCTTGTTTACTTTCTACTAGAGACAATGCTTGCGCGGCAGCGTGGGTAGCTTCAGCGATTGCTAGCTCTTTTACGTCTATGACTTTGAGTAATTTTGCAGTTTCTGATTTCTCAGATAGGTAACTAGTTTGATATTCTGAAGCAAAAGCTTCGAATAACTTACGACCGAAGTCGTTACGACGAGCTGCCTCAATGTCTTCTTTCAAGCTGTTTAGTTCGGAATTTAATCCTTCACTAACAACGCGATCGACTAGACCAGCGGCACGTTCAATAAACTGTTGCTTAACTTTTTTAAGCTCTTCACGTCCTTCACGGACTAGACGAACTTTAGTTTCAGCTAAGTCTTGTTTATCTTTGTAAAACTCTGTAATTTCTTGAGCAAGGGCTTCTACAACAAAATGTTCTAATGCGCCAAACTTAGTAACCATTTCCATTTGATTTTCATGTAGCTCGGATACTTCTGATGCTAGTTGGCGAGTAACGAATTGCTTCAATACTGCGCTTTCTGTTTGCATCTTTTGAGCATACTTGACTTTCATTTTGGATAATTGTTTACGGTCATCAGCAAATTCAACAAGCTCAGCAGATAAATGATCTGTAACCATACGGTCAACAGCTTCAATCATTGTGTTCTTGTCGTGCTCATACTTCTGAGCAAACTCTTCGCGTAATTGAACTGCGACTTCCTCACGAGCTTCGCTAATGCGACTCTCAAAAGCCTGTTCAATGGATTCCTTGATCTCTTCAGAAATCACATTGTTTTCAAATAAACTTTTTAGTGCATCCAACATGTGATTCTCCTTATTATTGGAGTTTGCTTATTATACCTAATAAGCTCTCTTTGAGATATTTTTGTGCTTTAGGATCACCTTTGACCTCTTGCGCTATGCGTAAGGCACTTAATCCCCCTCGACTATTCATCAAGTGTTCATAAATTGGTGTAGGATATGCTCCTGGAGCACTAGGTTGAGCCACCATATCTACTGTGATGATCTCAAAATCTGATACTTCACCGGAGCCGTCATCTTTGACGTTACCGGATCCGCGACTGCTAACTCCTAATTTCACTCCGCTTTCCAGCATTGTGCGAATCAGTTGTCCCATTGGTGTAGGTAAAATTTTAAGTTTACCGTAACCGTTAGGACCGTCCATCCACATATTTGTTATCATGTGTGATACACGGTCCAGGTTAATTTTTAAATCGTCTGGATGATCTACTTCTCCGAGAACACTATAACCATTTTGAATCTGATCGTTTAGGGTTTTGACAGCCTTGCCAATCTCATTCACAGGGTAAACACGCTGGTTAGCGTTGCGTATACCGCCCTGGATGCAAATCCCGGACATGTATAAGTTTTTCCCATCTTTGTCATCAGACTCAACGATCATTTTTGCTTCGTTGAAACTGAGATTCTCTCGGAGATATAACATATTTTTCAATATATTCTT